GATAGTGCTACCAACTGCCCGTTCACGTTTGATACAGATATACCTTTTATTGAATTACCTAAACTATCAGCCCCTATTTTACCTACATTCAACGCTTGTTGTAATGACAATTCAATTTGTTGTGCTTCTGAATTTATAACCGCTAAATCTTCAGCCGGAGCCTTTAATCTTAAAGCATTTAATTCTGCTAAAGATCGTTTTAACCCATTAATATATCCATCTTCCTGAACGACGGCATTACTGGTATTTTCAAGTGTTTGCGCTAACTGACCCGAGCTGCTGTTTGCGCTTAATATAGCTTGGTTATATTCCTGTAGTGTGATTGTACCCGCTGCAAGTTGTTGATTTAATGCAGCGATTAATTCAGACTCCTGAGCAACAGCACCTGTCAAGTTCGGGTTGGCTACATTCTCCGCAGAAGGTAAAGTCGAAGTGACATTCTCAAATGACCCCGGAGGCTGAACGTTCTTTACATTTTTAAGCGAGGCGCTGAGGTCATCAACATGCTGTTTCAGCCGCTGAACGTCTCCGTCCATCGGGTCAAACCCGTTAGCCAGTAAAGAGTTGATCGCAGTCTGGTAAGCGCCTACTTCCTGTGTTTGCAGTTTTACACTATCACCAAAAAGCGTAGCATTTCCTGTGATGACCGATAACTTCTGATCAAGTTGATCCAGCGCAGCAACACCTGCTTTGATCTGCGGACTGATATCAGGAATAGTGATGTTGATCTGACTGCTTTTCGCGCCAGCGTCTTTGATGAGATTAGAAGCCTGGTTGATGGCACTTTCAAGACCTGATATATCGCCGGTTATTTCGTATACAAGTCTTGCCATTATTCAAATTCTTTTAACAGCGCCAGAGCCTGTTTAAGTGTAGTAATTTTTCTTTTTTCATTTTCCCTATCAAGCCCTAACGGGTAAATATCTTTAGGGTGATGAAACTCTTTAGCCCCCCATCCCGCGTAGTTCAGTACATAAGCCATTAAGTGCCTTGTCCTGTCCCATTCTCTTTCCTGCCTGCGCTGATACCCTAACAGCATCAGGTTGAAATCCTTTAAAGTACATCGCTCTATTTCAGATGGCTTTAACCCTATTTCGTAGGCAAGGATGATGATTTCCGCGATACCGACTTTTTTTTTGCCCCGGTTTTATTCGTTTCTTCCAAAACCACACCCATCAATTCGGCAACGGACTTACCATATAAATAAGAATTAAAAAAATCTGCGACAATAGGTGTAGTAAAATCAGCGCCTTTTTTGTCGATCTCGACAATTATTTTTTGATAAGGGATAGCAGGTGCTGAAAGATCATTAATGATAGCATCTGTATCAACGGCACAAGTAATGAATTTAGCCAAAACAACGGTACCTTTTATGCCTGAGTCTTTTTGCATTAATAAAGTGATGGCCGAAGTCATATCCATATCCACCATATCGCAAAAACGATCTATGGTATTAAGCCCCCAGTAAATACCGTATTCAGTTTCATTAATCGTTATCTTCATTTTCCGCTATTGCTTTTAAAATTTCTTCTGTTGTAGGCTCAGTTGACTGAGTAATTATTATACTAAAACGGTTATACCGGCAACCGCAGGGCAACCATACGATATAGCTGCAAACCCACCGGTCGCCGGGATAGGAGGTAATTCTTTTGAGTTCTGTCAAATTAAGTAGTACGGTTTATTTCAGTATGTGACAGCGGGCCGTTACCGGTGATCGTAATATCCCCTGTGGAAGAACCTTTCTCAGGGCCGTTAATTTTGATACCTGTTAACAAACCTGTACCTGAATATAAATAATCCGTTGAAATTACGCCGTCACCTAAATCAGGGTTGGTCATAAAGTCAGCTTCTACATTCAGGTCGCCGTCAATAAACTCATTGGCGAGATCGAATATATTACCGTCAAGACCATCCGCAAATGCCTTGGCTGAAAAGGTCATTGTCCAGTCTTTCGAGTCAACCGTACGGGTAACCCATCCTATCGGATCCTGATCAGCTCCCTGATCCGGCTTACAAGTATCATCATCAGTTGTAGCCCCGGTGAGTGTTAAATCACCAGCAGTTTGACACCTCCAATATTTACCATTGGTACGGATGCCTAAAAGCTTACCTGGTAGCGCATTTGCCATTTTAATTTCCTCCTTTAATTTTTTGTATAACTTGTTTAATATAATTTTCTTTCACAACCATAGGGGCTAAAACCTCTATTACAACAGATTCTTTTTTGGCTTTCACTTTTCCTTTCAGAACCCGGATAACTTCACCTGTTTTAAACAGACAAACTGTCTCAATACCCTTAGTTAAAATGCTTTTTCCCTCAAATATATAATTAAATTTTAATATCGGGGTTTCACGTAAACTTTTTTTACCGTCAACTTCAATGAGTTCATGTTCCTTATCAATAAACACGTCATCTGAACAGGCCCATCCGTCAGGCCACACAATAAAACCTATTCCTGTATTACTCATTTATGTAACCCTTTCATCAACTATAACAGGATAATCTGCACTTGCTGGCATTGCATCAATGATTAATGCAAAATCTTCAAATGAAGCCTTAAGTTCTCCAGAGCCGTTAAATACCATATTCCATGTGCTCGCCCCCTTGCCAGGGCCTGTAGCGCTTCCGGAAGCCAGTACAGCATTTCCGCTTAACGACATTTGCGTAGTTGCAGACGGCCTTGTACCCCAAATTAAAAATACGGGTAAACCTGAAAAGAACGAGTTCATCAAAGTTTTAAAATCAGCGCCTACGGCTTCAGCTAATAATTGGCCATCAATGCTGATCGTCCATGATCTTAAACCCGCGATAAATTCAGCCCATCTTGCACTGTCAACAGCAGAAGCAGGCAGCATATTGGCCTGAAAGTTGATAGATGACTGTACCTCACAGCTTATAAATATGCCGTTCGCTTGTAGCCCTAATAACCTTCCTGATATTCCTGCCATTATATTACCTCAGATAACCAGTGTTCATAGATCAAAACCCGTCTCTCAATAGTAAGCGTTTTATCGGTCATATCCAAATCAATACTATCGATCAGGTAAGTTGATTTCAAATAAAAATTATTAACCAAAATGCCCGCTTCAACTGCAGTGATACAAAGTTGTTCCATGTCATCCACAATAGAAGTAGCCGTATAGCCACGGGTGTTTACGCTAATAATGTGTAATGTAACACGGCAGTTCCACTCAAAATCCTCTTTACTGCGTTCAGTTGTGGTTTTTGACTGGGACTCAACCAGCACATATTGCGCAGGTACCGGGTTAACATCAACCGGAATATCTTTATTAAATACAGTCAATCCCACATTCTGTAAAGCAGTAAGATAACCTTCACGTAAAAATTTGTCAGGGTTCTTCATTCTGCCAGTTCACTTAATTGTTTATCGATCTCACCAGGTAATTCATCAATATGTTCATAAATGGCCGGGAAGAAATACGGATGAGCCTGCAAAGTACCTTCACCGTTCACAAAGAACTTTTTAGCCTCTGCCACCTGTTCTTCAGGTTTTCCGGCTAAAAATGTCTCGGCGTTCTGCCCGGTACCAAACTCTACATAAGCGGAAAGTTCATCTCCCGCATCAATGATCGTTTCTTCCCCGGTCTGAATAACACTGATCTTACTGCCTAAACTGCCCGGTGCCGCGCTTCTGGCCTGTTCGGCTATACGGTTAGCTACATCCAGTTCGGCTTTATTCACAGCCTCCCTTGCGCCTTTCAGTAAAGCGTTTAAGGGAGACAGCGAATCGTTCAAGTTTTTAATCACCTTTTTTATTTGTTGTACATAATAAGCGCCAGTAATGCACAGGCTGGTCAATATCAATGATCGCCCGCAAAGTATAACTAATCGCTACACCATTCACCAAAACCTCCACACGCATATTTTTTTTAGGCATCCAATTGCTACGGTAACGGATAGTGTAATAGGTATCACCATTCATCATCGTAGCCCCAGCTTCCTGTTCCAGTTGACTATAAATACTCCCCGGCCTGTTCTGTATATTTTGCTGAGAAGCACGGGTCTGTAAGGTCATTGTTTCGTTAAGCGGCGTTTGATCTCCAAAACTATTTGTAACCGATGATTGCTCAAAGAACTTAATATCAAACCGCAACCGGCCCGGATCTACAAAAGTCTTGTTCTCATACAAAATTTTCATATCAGCGCCCTCCGGTACTGCGCTAATAAAATCTGTATGTCGGTCGGCAAATTTGCCTTATAACTATCTCTGTTCTCATACAAATAGGTGATCCATTTATAAGCGGCTTCAATCAACGGTGGTGGAATACCCGAAATATCACCTGGTGCAAACCCCGTCTGCAACGTGATCATACTGTTCGGCGCTGCATACAATAATGTTTTCAGTGCGTTGAATTGCGTGGTATAAGTAATATCACCCGGAGGTGAAGATAAATCCTGTACAGAAGTGATGGTGAACGGATACAGATAAATTGATAAACCTTTCGGGGTCCAGCGGATACCTGATGAGCCGTTATAAAATCCTGTTCCATAATCGGGAAAATAATTGATCGGAATATACGGATTAATCTGCCTGTTAAAAACAACTTCTTCCCGCTGGAAAGTACGCCAGCAGGTATACTTCTCTACCCAATCAATAGACGCCCCAATAAGCCGTGTGATTGTGGCATCTTCATCAGTATAATCTGCTTCAATGTTCAACCAACTCTTAGCATCTGCTAAAGAAATTATATCAGTGCCTTGCATAAATCAAAACTAATAAAAAAACCCGGCATATTCAATACGCCGGGTTAAACCTAAAAACCTATGAAAAACAATCTTAAGTCGTACGGGTAAAGTCAATCTTTTTGAATGACTCAGGATAGAAAGGAGTCATCGCGATACGGGCTTCAACCAGGAAGGTAACCAAGTTCTTGAAGAAGTTTTGGTCAGCTTCAGTAGAAGTACGCAGGGTAATACCCTTTTTCTGCCATAAAGCAACACCGCGATTATAATTACCTGCCAAACCTTCCAGTGCATTAAATACTGTATGGAAGTAGATCGGAATACCACCGATGGCCAACTGGCCGGCAGTAGTAGCCTGGATAGGATAATCATATTCCTGTACATCACCTTCTGACTTATTAATTAAAGCACTCAGATAAGCTTCCGGTGAAATCCAGATCGCGTCGCCTGGACGCAGGTTGCGGCGGGTATTCGTAAGTGCCAAAGCCATTTTATCCCAAACATTTGAATTAGGGCTTACGTCCTCTATACCGGCATAGCTGATAGCACTTGCTACTTCACTGAATAGACCTGGTAATTCGCCTGATGCTGAAACGCCTTTAAATACCTGGCGAGTTTCTTCGTCTTTGTATGCCCAGGGTAATTCCTGTGCCAGCCATTCAGGTGCCCCTACGATATCATCCAAAAATTCTTCCTGCACGCTTACCCAACCTGCAATCTTAATTACATTCGCTGTCTTTGGAACAGGTGTGTAGTCAAATTGTGGTTTGGTTGCACCTGCAGCAACAGAAGCGATCTTACCGTCTTTTTTAACAAACTGAACGTAGTTGATCGCATTATTAGCAGTAGGGTATACTGGTATAATATCGCGGGCCTGTACCTGTTCGTGCGGAATACTGATTGGCATTAACCATTGCTGCGCAGTAGTACCAGCAGGTACACCAATTACAGCGGGAGCTTTTTCAGCTAAAAGACCAGCGCCTTCTAACTCCACATTGAAAGATTTTTTGGTTTTAAATTCCTGCAATTGCTTCATAGCTGCACCATCTTTTTCAGCAAAAGCTTTACTGATCTCAGCTTTCAACCCTGCCATTTCAGCATTTTTCTGTTGTGCAGAAATACGCTCCATTTTAGCTTCGGCAGCTTCACGCTTTTTATCAGTTTCATCGATCTTAACTGTCAATGCAGCAATTTCAACTTTCTGAGCTTCAATAGTTGTGGTTAATTCTGTTTTCACGGCTTCCACAGCGACACCTGCGGCAGTTTCAGCAGCTACTTTAGCGGCATCGGCAGTTTCCTTCATTTCATGGCTACGCTTTTCATCGGCGTATTTTTCCTTCTGATAATCAGTAAGAGCCTCGAATTGTGCTTTGGTTAAATATTCAAATTTCATTTCGGGTTGTTTTTAAAGTTGATAAAAATAATCTGATTTAACCTCTGTGCTGCTGTCTGCGGGCGGTTCGGTTTCGTGTTTTTGACCTGCTTCTGCGGGGTCATTATAATAAATTGGAGTCGCGCGGTTTGAGCCAGCTAATACAGCGCTTCCCTCTTTTACAATTTTTGCCTGTTTCTGAGCCCAAAAATACCCTTCTGTCTCATCTTCTTTATTGGCCATTAAAGGGAAATACTTCATGTAATTCATGTATTCCGCTTCCATGCCCTTACCAGTACTGTTAACACAAAGATCCATGTCAACATACTGCATACGTATAGACCCCTGTAATGGCTTACCAGCTTTAATAATCTTAAATGCTTTTTTATTTGATAACTCAGTTACCATCGAAGCAAATATTAAAGCTTGTGTTTTACCGACATAATTTTGTCCTAAATCCGACCAGTCTAAACTCCTTAAAAGTATTTCTACTTCATCAGGATAACTTATAATCGAGTTCATGTCAAGTTTATGCTCCGTGGTATAGTAAGTTTTACCTTGCTGGTCTTTAATTGATAAATCCCAGATACCGTCCAGGTGCATATCTTTATGACTGTCCAAAAAATTTGTAGTATTTATAACTGGATATATAATATCCCCAAATTTTAATTCAGCCGGAGCCTGTAATGATTTTGATGTCTCATCTTTACTTTGTCGAAGCGCAAAACCTACAGGATCACTTTCCTTTATAGCTGCTTTTTTTAAACCAATAATTCGTGTTTTATTTTGCACAAGAGCAATAAACATCTCTTGTTGAGTAGAAAACTCCTTATTAAGTTCAGGACAAAATATTTTCACTTATTGAAGGGTTTAACCAGGTGCTTTTGCTTCTCATCAATAGATTTCCGTACATTATCAGGCAGGGAGTTTTCTTTAAACTTGTTCAGCTTTTCAATTTGTTCCTTCTGATTTTTATCACTCATGGCATAAAAGTAAGCGAAATGAAAAAATATTTGAATTAAATTCGTAGTGTACTATTGCAATATTGAAATATGTAATTTATATTTGCACTCATGACATTACAAGAAGCTATTAAAGAAATTACCTCAAAACCTAAATGGTATGCAGGTAAACTTAACCAATCAACAGCCAGTAGTACTGTTAGAAATATCATAGCCGGTACAGCAAAGCCAAAAACTGTTCGTGAATTTATGGCTTTATTTGGATTTGAAGTTGAGAAAGAATTAATATGGCGAAAGAAATGAGAAATAACATGCAAAGGTCTATATCGCATGGTTTAGGCATAGAAACTCCTGTTAAAGTTTATAATGTTGATGAAAAACAATTACTTTTTATTTGTAAAAATTTGAGTGAATGTGCTTTGAAAGTAGGTATAAACATGAGCACGCTAGTACGTGCTATTTCAAATAAATCTGTAAATAAAGCCAATAAATTAAATTTACGTTTAGCATTTAGATTATGCCCATTAGAAAATTCACAATCACAGGCATAGCCGTTAAGGTCGAGTTCAAAAATGAATTTAACCCGCATACATTTGAACAGATCAATAAGCGGTATGATACAACTGGACATTGTTAGTAATGGTGACTTCTCCGATTTTGACGCTGAGAAGCTACAATCATTAATTATCAACTATTTTAAAGGCAATCCAAAATTGATGTTGCCAGATATAATAAGGAGTTCAAATTAATATGGAAAACAAAATTCTTATGATTTCATTAACTCCTGATGAGTTAAAAAATTTAGTTAAAGAAGCGATCAGAGAATATAATTGTTCTTTATCGGGTGGCGGAAATGAAAAAACTTTTGCAGATACTATTATAGATTGGGATCTATCTCACAAATGTATTAAAACTCTAAAAGATGCTTTTCCTAACTGTACATTAGACCAATTTTTATCTAAAAATACTGAATATACTCTACTTAGAGTAAGAGGTTTCGGTAAAAAATCCTTAGAAGAACTTGTTTCTTATCTACGTATGAAAAATTTATCTCTTAGAAAATGAACGTTGGAATTGCAATATCAACTCATAATCGCCGGGAAATCGCCGAGCGCTCTATAGAACAGTGGAAAAAATTTCTGCCTGTTGGTGCCAAACTGGTTATCGTGGATGATGCTTCAGCAATTCCTTATCCTGGCGCTGACTATGTTTTCAGTGAACGTGCAGGTATCTCAGCAGTTAAGAACAAATGTATAGAACTGCTTGAAGATTGTAGTGATATTTTTCTGGCAGACGATGACATTTACGCGATAGATGCGAACTGGGCCACCTGGTATACGCACAGTAACCTGCAGCATGCCTGTTATATATTTGAACGTAAATTATTGTGGACTGAGCCTGATTACAAAGCGTATGAATTGCCTCGCGGTTGCCTGCTTTACTTTACAAAACACTGCATCGAAATAGCAGGGGGGTTTGATACGAATCTAAAAAATATGTATGAACATGTAAATTTATCTCAACGTATTTTCAATATGAAATTAACTCCATCAGCATACATTGATATCCCGCATTCAAAAGGATTATTCTATTCGCATGATGAGCAAAATACGGCTCAGTCATGCTTTGATCCTTATGAACGTACTAAAGCGATCTGGGAGAACAAAAAATACTGGGAAGAAACCAAATTAAGTAATCAGTTTATACCTTATAAATGATAAGTATAATTCATCCAACGCGTAACCGTTTTAAACAAGCGCAGGAAACTACTAATAAGTGGCTATCAAGAGCTGACGGAAACATAGAATATATTTTAAGTGTAGATTTAGATGACTTAAACTATAAAAACTCATCTATCGCTTTTATATCTGATAATAAATCTGCTATTGAGGCTATAAATAATGCTGCTAAGAAAGCTTCCGGTAATATATTCATCATAATTTCTGATGATACGGATTGTCCTGAACACTGGGACACATTACTTTTACAGGCGCTTGAAGGCAAATCGGATTTCTGCGCTAAGACTGATGATGGCCTGCAGCCGACTCTGATCACTATGCCGATCATGGATCGCATTTATTATGAGCGGTACGGTTATGTTTATCATCCTGATTTTTTACACATGCACTGTGATGAAGAACTTACTTGTGTTGCATTAATGACCGGAAAATATATAAAATTACCTATTACGTTCTTACACAATCACTACACTACAGGTAAGACAGAAATCGATGATATCAATCGAAAAAATAATGCTACCTGGGCGCAAGGACAAAAAACTTTGAATGAGCATGCTAAAAATAACTTTGGAATCGAAAACCCAGTTATGCGCAGAGAGGATATTATATGGAAATAGAAATCTGGAAATCTCTCCCTATAACTGATGATTATTTAGCATCTTCATTTGGCAGAATAAAGTCATTAAAATCAAATAAGGAAAAAATATTAAAGCCTCAAAAAGGTAAAAATGAACCTTATTATGATGTAACGTTAAGAATAAATGGTAAATCTACTATGAAAAGAATACACGTATTGGTTGCATTGGCGTTTCATCTAAATCCTGAACATAAAAAGACAGTTAATCACAAAGATGCTAATAAGTTAAATAACTACGCCTCTAATTTAGAATGGGCGACATATAAGGAAAATTTAAATCATATGATGCTATTAAATTTAAATCCTCAATATGTAAAAGTTGTTCACTTAGAGACAGGTATTTTTTATGATAGGGCGTTAGATGCCGCAGTTGCTTATGGTATAGTTCCTTCCACTCTATACAATGCCTTAAACGGGTTTCGTAAAAATAAATTTAATATCATCGAAGTATGATTCAACTATCAATACTTATAACGACAATGCCGATACGGTCCAACAAGCTGGCCGATCTTCGCCAGGTTCTTGATCGCCAGTTAACGCCTGAAGTGGAAGTAGTGACGGATATTTCGATGAATTATAATATTGGTACCAAGCGCAATAAATTACTTTCTTTAGCCTCGGGAAAATATGTAGTTTTCATTGATGACGATGACCTTATCAGTTCAGACTACATTGAAAAAATACTGGAAGCTTGTAAATCTGATTGTGATTGTATTGGTATCAGTGGAGTAATCACGACAAATGGCAGGAATGAAATGCAGTGGCACATTTCCAAAGATTATATGGGTTGGTTTGAACGAAAAAATGTTTATTACCGTACGCCAAACCATATATCCCCTGTTAAACGTGAGCTGGCGCTATTGGCGGGGTTCCCAGAGATTAGTTTTGCAGAAGATCACGAATATTCGATGCGTTTGTTGCCCATGTTAAAAACTGAATTTAAGATACCAGGCATTTTATACTACTATAAATTTGAAAGTAAAAGAAGATGAATAAAAAAGCTATAATATCATTTGCTAATGCTAATAACCGCTATGTTCAAAATATAGCGCGATTATCTGAAAGTTTACGTAATAACGCCCCGGAAATCGATTTTTTAGCCTGGATAGGAGAAAGTTCAGTTGGCGCTCCTTTACATTCTGAAAATCCATATGCCTTTAAAATATACTGTTGGGAACAAGCTTTAAAAGCAGGTTACCGGCAAATTTTATGGGTAGACGCTTCTTGTTTTGCTATTAAAAATGTTACACCTGTTTTTGATGTTTTAGATGAAGATGGATATATAGCTCAGCAGGCCGGTTATTTTTTAAATGAATGGTGCAATGATGAAACTTTAGAATATTTTGAAATATCAAGAAAAGAAACTGAATCGATCCCGATGATAGGAAACGCTGGTTTTTTAGGTCTTAATTTTGACCGAAAAGAAGCTAATCAGTTTTATGATAACTGGAAAAACTCAATGGAAGCTGGAATGTTTAAAGGTTCCTGGGAAAATCACCGTCATGATATGTCATGCAGTAGTGCTTTATGGTATCAGTGGGGGATGAAATATCAACCGGGGGATCAATGGCTACAGTATGCGGGTTTATTTGATGAAACAGCTAATGATACAATAATTTTTAAAGCGCAAGGATAAAATGGGAATAACTCAAAACTCTTTAGACCGTTTCAATCGGCACGTAGCAAACCTGGATACCATGCTGATCTTAGGTTGCCAAAATATGTACGGAGACACAAATTACGGTGAAATAGCCCGTGACTTTTTTACCCGTCACGGCTTCAAAGTAACTGATATTGATATTACTGGGTGCCAGGGGAGCCAGCAAATTGATCTCCGGGAACCAATTAATTTTGAAAATCAGTTCGGTATTATCATGCAGCACGGAACAGTGGAGCATATTGATGGTTCTTTATACCAGCCTTTTAAAAATATCCATGAAGCCTGTGCAGTTAAGGGTTTTATACTCCATGAAAACCCGATGACAAATAATTGGCCGAAACATGGTCAGCATTACTTTACTGAAAAATTCTATATTGAACTGGCCAAAGCCTGTAATTATGAATTGCTGGAAGTATGCTCAGAAGCAGCAATGAGTAATACAGTTGATGGATGGAATATCTGCGCAGTCCTTCGCAAAGTAGAAGATGCTGAATTTATCAGTGAAGAAGAATTTAACAAAATTTATTCAAAACATATTAAATCAAAATAATTATGTTGTTCAAAGTAGGAAATGAAATCATAGATACCGAAACTACACCGGTAGCCTTAATCTTTAAAACTAAAGAGGAAGGTAAAGTTGTAGGTGAAATTATTGCCAATATTAAAAATGGGGATAGCCAATATTCAGTTGAAAATAATGGTAACTGGTGGATGATGTTTCCTGCCGGAGTATCAAAAGAAGAAATTGATAAATGGTCAATTCTTACACCTGAACAAAAAGAATTACTCGAAAAAGCACCTTGTGTTTCAACTATAATAACCAATGAGCTATGAAACCAATAGATTTCCCCGGTCGTAATATTATTTTTGCTGAAGATCAGCCGGAATACCAACCATTGCCTGCCATTTTAATGCCTGACCCCGAAGCGGAAGTAATTTCCTGTTAGGAATTGTCTGATGAAGAAATAGCCACTATCGTTAAAAACAGGTGTCTGTTTATTTCACAACTTTGCTTCAGGCATGAAAATGAAAAAGGCGAGATGGTGAACAATGCTTTACAACCAATTTTACCGATGACCCAATTAGGTGATAATATAATGCTACTACCATGAGTTTTACAAAATTAATTCCTGTATTCGTACAAGAAATGCCAGAAATTAAAGAACAAGGTATTTTGTATATTTCGTATAAATACGAAACTGCAATTCATTTATGTGCTTGCGGTTGTGGGGAGTTAACTATTACTCCATTTTCTCAAGGATGGAAAATAATTAACACTCCTATACAAGTTGATGGACAGAATCAAAATATTATTACTATACGCCCCTCAATAGGTAATCAAAAATTACCTTGTAAATCACACTATTTTATAACAAATAATCAAATTGATTGGAGATGAATTCAGTAGCCCAAAACAAAGAGGACCTGTTCATACAGGAATACTTCGGTGATTTTAAAGGTACTTTACTCGATATTGGATCGAATGACGGAATTACATTTTCAAATTCACGTTTACTTATCGAAAATGGATTTAAAGCGCACCTTGTTGAACCTTCCTCGGTTTTCTATGACCTGAAACGCTTGTATCTCGGCAATCAGAATGTACATTGTTACAATGTGGCTATTGGAGAACAGCAGGGAATTGTCGATTTTTACGAATCAGGTGCTCATGTTCCGAATGGTACTGATAAAGCCCTGGTGTCTACACTGGATTTCAACGAAACACAGCGGTGGGCGAATGTACAATTCAACAAGATCAAAGTCAATGTGGTACCGTTCAATTTCCTGTGGGAAATGACCGACTTTGCAAAATTCGACTTTATATCGATTGACGCCGAAGGGCATGATCTCACTATTTTAAGGCAAATTGACCTGGATGCTGTAAGGTGTAAATGCCTGATCATTGAACATAATGGTAGTGAGGATTTAAAAACTGATTTCTGCAGGTATTGCGTTGATCAATTCGGTATGAAATTAGCACTTGTGAATGCTGAAAATATTATCTTTATACGTTAAAACCCATAAAACAATGAACGAGACTCTATATGTGATCACACCGATCTTTAACCCCCGGCGCTTTACCAGCCGTATCAAACTTTACAACCAATTCGCAAAATATATGCAGGATTGTGGTGTCAAACTGATCACAGTAGAAGTCGCCTTTGCTGACCGGCCCTTCGAGGTTACCAATCATTATAACCCTTATCATTTGCAACTCAGGAGCCCCGTAGAACTATGGCATAAAGAACGTGCTATCAACCTGGGAATTGAGCATCTTAAAAAATTACATCCGGAAGTTAAGAAAGTCGCCTGGATAGACGCGGATGTTCATTTCAGCAATCCTAACTGGGTAACAGATACATTATATGCTCTTGATCATTATCATGTTGTACAGATGTTCTCACAAGCTACTAACCTGGGGCCGAAGCATGAAATACTCGATAAATTTGAAGGTGCTTTTGCTCACTGGCGTAATCGTAAACCTCCTGTTCATGTTTGTGATTATCCTTTATCTGAACTTGGTGGCGGCCATCCGGGTTTAGCCTGGGCCGCAACTATTGATATACTGGAAAAACTTGGCGGTTTATTAGATCGATGTGTTCATGGTAGTGGTGACAGCCACATGGCAAACGCGTTACGTGGTGATGTGCATACTTATTATTTAAAACGTGAAACATCTGAAGCCTTTAAAAAGATGCTGGATGACTGGCAGGCGCTGTGCGATAAATTCGTAAAACGAAACGTTGGGCATATCGAAGGTGTGTGTAATCATTACTGGCATGGTGCTTACCAAAAAAGAGGTTATAATACCCGGTGGGACGTTATATGCCATCATGAGTATGATCCTTTTGTAGATATCGAGTATGATGACAACGGTTTATACAAATTCACAGGTAATAAGCCTGATTTTGAGCAAGACCTGCGTTTATCAATGATCGCACGTAATGATGATGATAATGTCATTACGTATGACCCTGCAAAAATTGTAAAAGAGGGGGATAAGATCGGTAATAAAGTACTACGCCGCGTTTCTGCCGGCTTCGCAGAGAAAAATCCGGACTTAGGTTTAAAAGAAGGTGATTTATGGCCGATGTAAAAATTCATTATATACAACCATATAGAACCGATAAAAATATTGGTAAAGCAATCAATGAAACTATCCAAAATCTACGGTACGAACCTGATGATTTTATCATATTAACCGATCACGATACTTTATGGCTGCTGCCCGACTCTAAGGCCCAGGTGGAACGAATCCTTATGGGCACTGATTATGATATCCTCGGGTGCATGACCAACCGTATACGTTCTCCTGAGCAGCTTATAAACGGCAGGTTCATTGAGAACGACAGTATCCGTGATCATATCGTGCTGGCTGAGAAATGCCGGGAGAATGCAGGAGATTACGTGAAAGAGGCCCACAACGCGGTAGCGGCTTTTTGCATGTGTTTCCGGGTATCAGTGTGGGTGCGTGTCAGTGGTTTCGTGGAGAATGTTTTAACGTTCGATTCCGAGTTCTGCCGCGAGGCACGGGTGACCTGCCGGGCTAAAGTCGGTATTATGTGTGGCGTGTATGTGTGGCACAGCTACCGGCTTGATAAGAAAAATCCAAAATCATATATTAAACACTTAGAAAAATAAAAATTATGGAAAAGGACAGATTAAATGCGATCATGCAAATTTTTGCTGAACTTGATCACGGAGAACAAGTAGATTTATTTTTGAATCTTAAAGATGCACTTTTACAAAACCGTGCTGCGCGTCGGGAAGAACATGAAAAAATACTGCAGGTACAACAAGAAAATATCAAAACGATCTTTGCCGGTAATGATATGATTATCAGTAATAATAGCGCAGCAGTAAAAACCGGTTAATTATTTAACCGCCGGTGAGTCCTTTGCCGGCTATTTTTTGTATATTTATAGTTCGATGTTCAGGATCGTAACTTTTAAAACATTATAGCTATTGGTGAGTAGGGCCTGAACCCCGAAAGCCAGTGGCTTTTTTATTTTATGGAACTTACACAAGAATTAGTTAGAGAGTTATTTAATTATCATGAGGACGGTTATTTGATCTGGAAAATAAAGCCCAGACAAAATGTAAATATTGGTGATATAGCCGGTCATTTAACTATTGATAGAGGTGAAAAACGTCATTCAACTATGATTTATGGAAAAGGTTACCGTATATCAAGATTAATTTTCTTTTACCATACGGGTAAATGGCCTCAAACTATAGACCACATAAACCGCGTTACAACTGATAATAGAATACAAAATTTACGTGCTGCTACTCGGGCTGAAAATAGTCGAAACAGAAATCCATCTAAAAATTCTTCCTCAAAATATCTCGGGGTAGGTTGGCATAAAGCTACTCAAAAATGGTGCGCTAAAATAAAAGCAGAAGGTAAGGATAAACATTTAGGAGTTTTTACATCTGAAATTACTGCTGCTTTAATTTATAATAAGTCAGCGGTAAAATATTTTGGTGAATTTGCAAACCTAAATATTATAATTCCTTCAAATGCTCAAAATAACTTTTAGGTTTTTCGGTTTGATTTTCACCTGCTACGGCCGCCGTTACGTGAGCTGCCCCCTGTTGTACAGTACCATCCATAATGCTCTGCATCGGAGTTTTAGTAATAGGTACCCATATCAAGTCAGCGCCTGGCTCTGTACTGCGACCATAACCGATTACTTCACGTTTTTCATTTAAAGAAAGGAAATCGGCTTTTACCAGGTAATCAACGGTGCCTTTCACATCGTCCTGAAGTTCCGGCAAGCCCATAAAGTCTTTCTCAACTATGTAGGTGGCGTGGCTCGTGTTATACGGAGTACAGATAAAGGCTGTCATCGCTTTACTGAACTTACGGCAGTAAGGTGCGATTGCATTATAGGCAAGCTGTCGGTTCGCTACCGGCAGATTGTTGTATGTCGCAGTATCTTGACTTCTGAACTGCAATGGTACGTGAAATCCCCGGTAAATATCATCTGCTTTCGCATCTGAGGCTTCCAGAGCTTTTAAATCAGCTATCGGCAAACCTATTGCTGTCCATTTCAAGGGTATGGCCACCGGTACGATCCGGTCAAGGCGATCATTTGATGCATAAGCTGTTTTAAGAGATTCCCCGGTCTGCTCCATTTGTGGTTCTCCCCAGTTATCTTCTTTATTCTCGGGATTAAGTAAACCTATTGAGCCCCCGTTTTTAACTTGTTTATCTACTTCACGGTCAACATTTTTTAATATGTCAATGGAGTACAGATAAGCTTTAAGTACTGGTAGCCCGTAACCCTGTGATCCTGCCGGATCATAACGGGGATTGAGTGTTTTTATATGTTTAATTTGATTGGCGGGAAACGGTCTGTTCTGAAGATAGTTAGTCATTTGATATTCAACAACCGGATCCATGAAATTCTGTCCTGCTTTAATAGTCATTTCGCTTGGTATGCACCATAGTTCGGACCATTTGCCTGCTTTCCGGTCAGCATCATTACCTGCATTTCCGTACAGATAAGTATTGCCGCGAAGCAGTAGTAAAGCACTTGCCAGTTCCCAGAGTGAGTCCCCATCTGTTTCCGGATTTGGGTTTTCCAGTAATTTTTCTATCGCAGGCATTGATACTTCTTCCAGTGCATTAACTTTTGCAATCAGCATTTTAGCTATATCGCCACCTTCACAAGCCTGTAAATATTTCTTATAATCTTTTTGGCTTTTAACGCGGTACACGATCCAGGGACAAGCAACGAATTTTTTAACGATCAGGTCAACACATTCATAAACTGCGCCTACCTGTTCAAAAGCTTTTTCGGAGTAGTTATAACCATTCGGGTTGATCGTGACCTGAACATTATTGATCAGTTGGTTGAGGTTTTGCTGGAACAGGTTTTGGGTAATATGGGATACCTGTTGGTTGACCCTCTTATCAATTGTGCCTTTGAGCAGGTAATTCAATATTCCCATGAAACAAATATAAAAATTTTGTTTGCATATAAGTGTGGAAAATTTTTCGTGAAATTTTCAGCAGTTTGTTAAGTATCCATTCTGTAGAAACCCGTGATAAGAACCTATTGCTATACTTCCTGCTCCTGCTGCACAAGTATTTCCTACTTTATCAACAGTAAAATTTGGTACTTCACCGTGCCGGCACCAGCATCTGTGTTCTTTATTTTCAGGTTTTGTGCAATTAGAAGCTTGGCTATCAATATACCACCAACGGTTCCCCGGACAAATGCAAACATAACTTCTACCGTCCTCACCGACTTGAAAACCCTGATCTGTTACGTCTATAATAGCGCCGGCGCCAAAATGTCGAGAAGTGCCTGTTTCGCCGGTATCTATACGCCTATAAATAGGACTGCTTACACCATCAATAAAATCGGTATATTCTCCTGTTTTTTCTATTAAAAAGCACTTAATATCCATAATTTAAATAAAAACCGCCGAAATCCTTATGTTCCGGCGGTCGTTTTCAACATGAAGAACTCAGTCCCTACTAAGGCTATAAATATAATAAAAATTTTTAACAAGAAAAACCGCCGGAAAAGTGGAGTTCGATCAAAACATACTTCGGCGGTTTTCTTTCATAAGTGGTGCCTCATGATTAGGCTATAAATATAATAAAAATATTTTTCATAATAGCCGGTTTTTGCTCAAATATTTTTCTACATGGGGTCTGCGGCAAACGAAATTACAAAGTTGTCCTTTTGTTTTTAATGGATCCTTTGAGATATTACTTTATTGATTATCAACAATTTAAATAATAAAATGTGGATAACTTTTATTAAATAATACTTGACAAATACGAAACTTTTAGTATCTTTATATCGTTAAACAATTAAAGATCATGACACTATTAGAACAACGGAAACAAGAGGCTGAACAGATGAAACCTCAATTACAAAATAAGATTAATGACCAGGTTATTGATCTTTTGCAAATGCGTAATAATGCCATCAAATTAAATGACTGGATGGGGCGTATATTAATAGAAAATAAACTTGACTCTTTAAACATTCAATATAAATAACATGAAAACTTTAAACACCTTATTAGCTGCCTTCATAGTGCTGGCGGTTATCGCATTCGTTGCAATGGCTTTTCCTGCCTTGCTTCATAACATAATAAGAGACTTAATAGCTAAAAACTAAACAACATGAAAACAACATTCTCAATTACAAGTTTCTTTGATCCTTTCGGTGATGGAAAATCAACAAGGAAAGTGTTTCAAAGAAAATTTTATCACTCTGAATTTAGTGATAAAGATCAAATTCAAAACTTTTTTGATACAGTAATTAACAATAAACCAACTTCTTACTATGGTGAGAAAGTTATAAAGTTCAAATCTTATACTAAAACTAAACCCTTTATAATATGAAATTATACACACCTGATCAAATCTTTGATATCATAGGATCCGTACATTCAAGTACGGATCTAATCGAAATTGAGCACTATATACTAAGCAATCAAACAGCCTATAAGCCTTATTTGATTGATATCTGGCAATTATGCATTAACGACTTATATTCAATATTAAAATGAGCAACATTGTAAACCCTGTAAAGCCTTATTCGATTAAATCTAATCAATATGGTGCGTTTCCTTGCAAAACTTACTACTATATAGTAGATGCTACCGGCGCAACCTTTCATCATAAGGACCAAAAATGGCGTAAAAAGGAAACTATTGAAATGACAAACTATTACTATCACCTGGTTACCGCCGCCGAATCACATTTAAAATATCTTAACAAAAATGGAAAAATCAGGTAAACATCCTAATGAAGCATTTATAACTATCAACTTGCAGTCGCCACTTTTAAATAAGTCGGCCATTGCAAAGAAATTAGGTTTAACGGCTATGAACTTTCACGATAAGTTAAACGGCCGTGGAAAGGCTAAACGGTTTACCGCCGCCGAATTGGTGGAAATTGAAACAGTAATTAAAAACGATCTTAATCTTTAAAAACATGAAAACTCTAATCACCTCAGAACAAGCGTTTATCAACCAATTACAAAGAGCAGTTGAAAACGGTTTTGAAATAGACCGCGACTTAACTATAAATGAAATTCAAATTGAAGCGCAGGACTTTTTAATATATAATTTGCCGGTAGATAAGTCCGAATATTGCGAAGTCTTACAACATGGAACAAGTCAACATGTAGATTATTGCGACGGTTTAGGCACCGTTTACACTTGTGACGGTGAAATAATTGGCTGGAATACTTACAGAGATGCCACACCAAATGAAAAATTTGTTCATACAACTATTGTAAACGTAAAAGGCGAAATAGTTCAGTTATACGAAAATCTATGTTTATCTTTAAGTTAATCATTCAACAAACTAACTACCGGCGCCGGTTCACCCTCAGTGACCGGCCGGTTTTTTCTCCAACCTACGGCAAACTTTCTTTCAGGCCTGCCAAAATGCCGTAGTATCGCCTGGGCAATCGTATCGGCTAAATCCTGTTTTGCTCCGTTTGGGAATTTTAATATCCCCTGGTCTGTATCGTAATAGATTTTTTCAAGGATCGAAGCACGGACGTAAATTAACCCTGCCTCTGCTTTAGGCGTGGCCATACGGGAACGCGCCAATTTATCACCAACGACCTGAACGCCGATAGCTACAATACCTTCAGATTTAAGTAAATTAACCAGGTCAACGCCGCTGGCCTTCGCTTCTACATAATGTGGCTCCGGGTATTCATCGCGCATTAGTTTCATTAGATCAGGAAATATTTTCCAGTACCAACCAACGCGGTCAATGTACATACGACCGTTAAACATACCAGATGTAACGAACGCGCTGGCTGCATTCGTTTGCTTATCGGTGTAGGCTGTGTCGCTATCAGTTCCATAACCTGTCATCTCGGCCGGTGACGGCATATCTTTATCAGGTACAGCGATAAACCATTTCTGCCATACACCGCCACCCTCCGGCGCCGGGTCCTGGTCCATTTGACCGGCGAACCCATAACTACCGAGTTCTATTTTAGCATTTGCCAGGACGTCCTCATCCAAACGAACCGGGTCCAGTAGCCCGTTTATATAGTACTGCTTTAACTCCGGCGGGTAAACTTTCGGTGACGAACGAACCGGCAAACAGATATGTTTGATCTTACGGCCTTCCTGGTCCCGCTGGCGCAGCCAAACGCCGGCCGGGTCAAGTTCGTTCAACCGCTGCATAACCATGATCGTTAATGTCACGGCTTTGTCAACTTTTCGGGTTGATAGCGTGGTATTAACGAACGAAGCTGCCGCCGGCAGGTCTGCTTCACTGATCGATTGTTTAGTGTTCAGCGGATCATCTATTATAATAAGGTGGGCATGGATCCCCATGACCGTACCGCCGACGGACGTCGCGTACCGTTCACCGTTCATCATATTTTTATAGTTGTTCTTATTGTTCTGGTCCACACGTATCTCTATTTCCGGGAAATAGGACTTATATTTTGGTGATTGGATAATGTCCCGCGAACGAACGGCATGATCCTGGCTTAAATCGCCGGAGTATGAGGCGCTTATGATACGCAGGGTTTGATCGATGGTCCAGGCCCACGCAGGGGCCATAACGGTGATTATCGTTGATTTTAACGAGCCTGGCGGCACATTAACCAGCAGGTCATATAGTTTTTGTTCGCGCTTTTTAGCCGGTTGTGTAAAACGAACGCCCTCGAATATGGCCGGTTTCTCTGGTAAACGAACGACCCGCATGATCGCGGTTTGCACTTCATCACAAATATATTTGATGTGCCAGTTCCAGATCGGATCCTCCGGGATGATCACATCCCAAAATTCCTGGACAAATTCGTATAACGAACGACGGCACAGCTCAGCTATTGCTTTTGAGGCGTTTATTTGCATTCTTGATCTCTTTTAACGCCTCATCCGAGACTTCTGTATACTCAATAAAGTCGGTTTGATTAATATTCAACTGCCGGACGTCGGACTTCTCTGCGAGGCTTAAATCACGTACAATAACGTTCTCTTTTAGTAGTCCGGCGGCGGCTCCCTCGAACTTTTGAGTGAACATAATTTGACTAACCCGCGAGAGGATTGCTACAAAATCTTGAGACAATTCCACCAAACCACTAACTTGATCCTCGCCAACATTCCCGTTAAAAGCAGATTTATATCGGCGTAAATCACAATCCAGGAATACCCCAAGACCAGACCAACTATAAGCCCGCATTTTGTTAAGTGTCACACTTACAGCATCTTTACCTCTAAAATCTTCCTCTTTTAATGGGTTATTATCACACCAATTAAAATAACGAACGCACTCCTGCCAAAATAATTTTGGATCAGAAAATAACTTGTCCCGCCCATGTTTAGACCTTTGCATCCAAAACTGATTTCCCGCCGGTGCTGCCATAAAAATTATTTTTATTTCAAATATCGCTTTTAATTATCAAAATAAAAACTATATTTGATCTCCCACTCTTTAACATCCGTACTATAATTAGTACAAAAGGTTTACAGGTTTACAGGACGAAAAACAACGTGTAAACCAACGTGTAAACCATAAAAACCCATCCAGCATATCAAATTTCGCAGTTTTTACCAACCAGTTTACAGGTTTACACGATTTTCCTCGCGCGCACGTATACGCGCGAACACTGTTATTTTTTAATTTTTAAGGCTTAACTAAAAAATAAAAAATCTCTCTATAGTGCGAGAAAACAACCTGTAAACCTGTAAACCTGTAAACTTATTGCTTATACATATATTTAAACACACTTTTTTGGTTTACAGGTTGGTTTACAGGTTTACAGGTAATTTTAATTTAATATAACCTTTGTATTTTAAATAATACTTTTTACATTAGCCGAATGGATCAGGAACTCATTGCTAAGGTCAACGAATCAGGCCTAAAAAAGAAATTCATTGCTGAAAAACTGGATATTGTACCGAACCACTTATACCAGTGCTTACTCGGAAACCGGCGGTTATCCACCAAAAAACAGGATGCTTTACGTAAACTTTTAACCACTGTAAACTAACATGGAAACCAAAATAGACCTTTATCCAGACGCCTGGACAACTACCGGTGCCGAAAAAATTACAGTAAGTACCTTTTTAGATAACATTCGTTCTGGTTATTGGCAGGATCAGGTTCTACCCATCCGCGCCGCTGTTCAGAAAAACCTGTCAAAGAAACAAATTGATAAGTTAAAAACTTCCATCCCGGCTGCCGCCGCTTCCGGCACTTTTAAAGTTCGTAACTCGTCCCCCGACAACCTGGAAAAACATTCCGGTTATCTCGCCATAGATATTGACCATATAAGCAACATAAGCGCCGTAAAGGAACAATTAATGCAGGACAGCCTTTTCCACGCCATTTTCATTTCATGCTCAGGACGGGGTATTTGCGGGCTTGTACGGATAAATCCAAAAGCTCATATTGAATCGTTCAATTTTATGTCCGAGCATATGTTCCTTAAATATGGTCTGAACATCGATGAAAAATGCAAGGATGTTTCCCGGCTGAGGTTCGTTTCATATGACCCGGACTTATACGTTAACCAGGACTCACAGATTGCACCAATTAAACCCACACCCAAAAAAGAAAAACAATCACCAAAAAAATATCTCTACACAGATGAAGATTTCCAGCGCATACTGGACGACATAAAAACCGCTGAACTGGACCTGACCGGCAATTACCAGGACTGGATATACTGTGGGTTCTCCCTGGTTGATAAATTTGGGGAAGAAGGTCGCGACCCGTTCCATACGATCAGTATGTTCCATCCAGACTATGACCCGGACAAAGTAGACTATAAATATGATCACCTTTTAAAATCAAAAACCGGCGACCACACAATAGACTGGTTCTACCACATAGTTGAAAAGAACGGCCTCACGGCTTACGGTAAAGGCACCGCCGATTTTATACAGCAGGAACTGGCGGAGAAACGGGCCTATGACGCAGGCCTGAGAGACGAACGCCCTCTTACTTATGCTACGCTTGGTATTATAGACATACCGGCCACCGACCCAATTATCCAGGTGAAGAACTTTGTACACAAAGCCTACAAGATTCGCAAGAACGAGATGACCGCCGCGCTGGAAGTGAACGGTGAAATGCTGGATGACGAACTGCTGAACACTATTTATATTCTCTGCCGGTCAGTCATTGAAAAGATTAACGGGCGCGATATTATCTATCACGTACTGGACAGCCGGTTTACCCCGCGTTATCACCTGGTAAAAGATATGATGGCTAAATATGACGCGGAACCACCGGAACAATCACGTGGTCATATAAAGGCGCTGGTTGACACTTTGGAGACAGACACAGTTTATGCCTACGCTTTCATAAAGAAATGGCTGGTGGCCCTGATCGCAAGCGCCTACGGCCAGCACAGCGTTCTTGAGCTGATCCTGCAGGGGCCGCAGAACTGTGGCAAGACAGAATGGTTCCGCAGGCTATTGCCCGTCATCCTGCTACAATACTATGCAGAGAGTAAAATGGATGAGGGTAAAGACGACTTGATCCTGATGAGCAAAAAGCTGATTATCATGGATGACGAGCTCAGCGGTAAGTCCAAACAGGAAGAACGTAAAATGAAATCGATCTCATCCAAACAAACCCTTGACCTGCGGGTACCGTTTGGGCGCACATCCTCCACACTTAACCGGATCGCTATGCTTGCAGGCACAGCGAACGATGACGAGATCGTGGATGACCCGACCGGTAATCGGCGCCGTATCGTGATCGGCATCAAGTCAGTGAACTTTGAGGCTTATAATGCAATCGATAAAGAGTTGCTCCTTTATGAGTGCTATCTCGAATACATGGCCGGGTTCAATTATCAGATGACCACTGAGGATATATTGTTGCTGGAAAGTGGCGGGCAGCAGTTTAAAAAATCCGTGGTTGAGGAAGAACTGCTCACTAAGTACTTTTGCCTTCCGGCAGACTTACCGGAGGCAGAGATCACTGAAATGTCCAGCAGCGAAGTGTTTGACTATATCCGGCCCATGACCAGGCACAATATCAACAGTAATACCCTGGGCAAGTATTTAAAAAAGCTTGGCTTTGAGCAGAAGCACCGGAAGAACGGTAAAACAACGATCAGGAAATATTTACTGGTGAAAATAAAAGAGCTTACATTAAATGATTTAGTATGATAAAAGCTATTGAGACAAGGTATAAAGGTTACCATTTTAGATCACGTACAGAAGCGCGTTGGGCTGTTTTCTTTGATGATATGGGGTACACCTGGGAGTACGAAAGAGAAGGATTTCAACTTCCTTCGGGTTACTATTTACCAGATTTTTATTTCACATATTCCTACCATAAAGTTTATATGGAAGTAAAAGGACAAGAATTTACTCCTGAAGAAAGACAAAAATGTAAAGAATTATCAGCTGATTACGATGTAGTCATGTTAGATGGTCCGCCGAAACTAAAGTCCTATGAATTTTATATGCAGGGAGAGCACGAACTTAGCAGTTTTGTATTTATTCCAGCCGGAGAAAAATATGCTCCTTTTTACTATACTTATGAGCGTAACCCTGATCCTGAAGATTATTCAAGTACACTATTATCAGTTCATGAAGCTTTATCTTATAGATTTTAAATTATGATTTACAAACTATTCCTGTTTGGTGAAAAGGAGCTTTTCGCCTACACTGAGATTTTCCACGACATGCACCTCAAAGAAGGTGATCTATTTTACTTTGAAGAAAAACGCTATAAGATCCTGCGGATCATCCGCACCTATAAACGTGTGGAGTGGGATGACAAAGGCAATTTAAAACGTAAATATCCCGACGCTACTAACCAGCAATTTGCTGAACTGGAAGCGCCTGAGCTGATCATTACGGAGGTACCTGCAACATGAAAAAGTACGTATTAGGCTTTGCATTTGACAAAGGAAAGAGAAAAGTTGTTTTGATCTTGAAAAATTACCCGGAATTCCAGCGTAATAAGTTCAACGGTATAGGCGGTGAAATTAAAGATGATGAATCACCGGCACAAGCAATGTGCAGAGAATTTTTTGAAGAAACTGGCGCGATATCTTCGCCAACCGACTGGTATTATTACACCTGTATTAACCATAAAGATTACATTATTTATTGCTTCTGTATGTATTCTGATATAATTAAAGACTGCTCAACTGTTACGGAAGAAATTATTGTGATAAAACATGTCTCTTTAGTAGAGCATTTACCGCTGGTCACTAAAACCAAAGAATTGTTCCGTTTAGCTTTATTAAAAGATAAATAAATTATTTTTAATAAAAAACTTGTAAATATTAAAAATAAGTTTTTATATTTGTTATATGAAAAGTGAATTTGTTGAATATACCCACATTTTAAAATTTATAAGGGGTAAAGAAAGTATAGTTATAAGTTTTACAAAAAAGTCTGGATCAGTACATTTCGACGGACTTATAGTTAGAGAAGGATACCAAGATTTTACTTTTCCTTGGCGAGGTGAAATTAATAGATTAAAAGTTTTATTGTTAATAGACAAATATATTACAATGGCTGTTCAATCTGATTAAACCAAAACAACTGGTAAATCTCAGCGCAACACCAGAAACGGTTTGCGCTTTACCTGGTAAAAAACTTTAAAAACAATGGAAGAAGTATCAATGGGTAAGATATTCGGAGTTTCGATATCCTTACTAACAGTAGTCGGAGGTTTAATTGTATTATGTATGTGGGGTTGCCCTCAGTACTCAGTTTATTCCGCCAGGAAACAGGGTGAAGCAGTTCTTGCTCATGCGCAGTCATCAAGAGAGGTTGCCGTAGCCGAGGCCAAAGCCAAAATGGAGTCCGCCGCTTTACTGGCACAAGCTGACACCATCAGGGCACATGGCGTTGCACGTTCAAACATCATTATAGGGCAGTCACTGACAGATGCGTACCTGCACTGGTACTGGATCGATAATATAGAGAAAAACCCGAATGCGGTCATCTATGTGCCCACAGAGGCCAACCTGCCGATCATGGAAGCAGGACGATTTAAACAGCCTGTAAAATAAAGCTCACCCCGCACTGAAACAAATGCGGGGTTAACCTGGTAAAAAACTTTAAAACTATGAATTTATTATTTTGGAAACACAAAAAAGAAGCGCATGTAATTAAAAAGCAGTGTTACGACAAATTACCGTCAACCTTGCAGAATCACTACCATCCAAGTGATGAACAACCTACGCATCACTATGACGATGACAGCGGACTGATCACGGGTATAGTTATTGGCGAAATGCTGGCCGATAACAGCACGGCACCTGATAGCTCACCAGCAGATAATAGTCCTTCATTTGATGGATTTGGCGGCGGAGATTTTGGTGGAGGTGGCTCATCCGACAGTTTTGATACCCCGGATTCAGGCGGATCAAGCTATGATAGTGGTAGCTCTTATGACAGTGGTAGCTCTTATGACAGTGGTAGCTCTTATGACAGTGGTAGTAGTTCATCTGATTATTAATCATTGCTAATCCTGCCAACGCCCCGACGCCATAAACCGGCTCGGGGTTAACCTGGTGAAATGAAATTGATATTACTTTCAAAAAGTTAAAGCAGGAGGTCACATGTAAGGTTCATAATTGGTTTAGGTTTAAGTAAACCATTAGCGTAACGCCAGCAACGGTTTACGCTTTTGGTAGTAAAAAGAAAACAATTATGAAAATAACAGTTGAAGTAAATGGTAAGCCAGTAGAAATTGAGCTTACAAAAGATCAGGTTGCTTTCGTTAAAAAGCAACCACAAAAGATCACTGATCGGATTAAAACTTTTCAGGATGTACTTGATTACATTGGCTTGGAAAGGGCTAATGAATTTTATAAATCTTGTGAAAATTGTTCAGATCACAATATTGCTGACAAGCAGGTAGAACTGATTTGCGAAGTTTTAAACGAAGGTTGGATAGCAAATCCTTTTAATACAAAGCAATACAAATATTATCCTTATTTCCAGGTAAGCGGTTCTGCCTTTGTGTTCCACAACTGCGCTTGGTACCGGATTACGATTGTCGGCTCGCGGCTTTGCTACAAAAATGCTGAACTGGCTACATACGCAGGAAAACAATTCGTAGACATTTACACTAAACTATTATCATAATGAAACTTCCTATCCAGGTAAACGGAAAAACCGTTGAAATTGAGCTCACTAACGATCAGATCGAAATAGTGAAAAAAGCAAATCAGAAAATTACTGATCGTATTAAAACTGAAGAAGATATTTGGCGCGAGGCAGGAGTCACTAAAAGTTTTTGGGGGAAACTACATGTGTTTGATCAGTTAGCTTTGTTAGGTTCTATTTTGAATGAAGGGTGGAAACCTGATTGGAATGATTCAAGTCAGTACAAGTATGAACCATACTTTAAATGGAACGGTTCTGCCTTTGTGTTCGACAGCTACATCGCTTGGAGCCAGCATACGATTGTCGGCTCGCGGCTTTGCTTTAAAAGTAGCGACTTAGCTATTTATACAGGAAAACAGTTTATCGATTTATATAATAAAATATTGAGTTTGTAATTACCGGCGCGGTTCTGCCTTTGTGTTCAACAACTACAACGAATGGAACCAGAATACGAATGTCAGCTCGCAGCTATGCTTTAAAACCTTATTGCAAACTTTACCAGCAAGGTAGAAAAATAAAAATTTAAAAGGGTTGTGGTAGTCTCCGGACGAAGCAAACCTTATAAAAAGCAAAATGAAAAGATTAGGCAATCTATATACGGAGATTTGTAGCAAGGATAACATCATTCTGGCTGATCAGAGAGCGCGTAAGCGAAAAGCTAAACAAAGAACTATTAAATTATTTGATGTAAACAGAGAGGCTAATTTAGCTTCTATTGTTAACATTTTATCTGAGCAAACTTACAAAGTCTCTGGGTATGAAACTTTCAAAACTTTTGAAGGTAAAGAACGTCTGATATTTAAATTGCCTTATACTGATCGTGTAGTTCAACATGCTATAATGAATGTATTGGAACCGATCTTTAGAAATTACTTTATAGCCCATACTTATAGTTGTATAAAAGGCCGCGGTATTCACAGGGCAAAAAATGATGTGGAGAAAGCTTTGAAACAAGGCTTTATGTATTGCCTGAAACTTGATGTAGTTAAATTTTATCCATCAGTCGATCACGAGATTTTGAAACAGCTTTTAAGAACAAAATTCAAGGATCAGAAATTATTAGGTTTACTGGATACGATCATTGAATCAGCACCAGGTTTACCAATAGGCAACTATCTGAGTCAGCCTTTAGCTAATTTTTATCTGACACCTTTTGACCGCTGGATAAAAGCAAAGAAATTTCCCTATTTCAGGTATGCAGACGACATGGTCATTTTATCATCGAATAAGGCTGAGCTTCAAACTTTACTGCATGAAATTATAGGTTATCTGAAAGATAATTTAAAGCTTGATATCAAAGGAAATTACCAGGTATTTCCTGTAGCGGCCAGAGGTATTGATTTTGTAGGCTACCGGATTTTTCATACGCACGTAAAACTGCGTAAGTCAATTAAGCTCCGTTATATTAAAACCATGTTGAATAATCCGTCAGATACTTCAAAAGCAGCGTATAACGGATGGTTAAAACATTGTGATTCAAAAAACTTAAAAAATAAATATGACACAAGTAATATTTACACTGATCATCATAGCTGAATTAGGAATTTTAACTTATCAAAGTGGAAAGAGTCGTAGTAAAAATTAGACCTCAGAACAGCGAAGCATGGTTCCAGCGCAGATGGCTATGGACCTGGTGGACCGTAAAGTTTAAAATAGGCTCAACAGGCGAAGTACTGGATTGGGCTGATGCGCAGAACGTACATATCATTATACAGTGACTGATAATCAGAAAAAGTTAAGGGCCACTACCACGCATTGCAGGTATTGTGGCCAGGCGTTCCACGGCAAAGTAACGGCAACGTTTGACCACTTCTACCCACTGGACAAACAAGGCCCGAACAGGATGTGGAACAGGTTCGTAGTCTGCAGGGCGTGTAACCAGGACAAAGGCAATAAAATGCCGCAGGAGTTTATAGTGCACCTGCTGCATAAGATAAAGCATAACAAGGATATTAACACTAAATATTTCACCCGCGCCAGTAAAACGATAGCTAATATGCTGATCATTGAAGAACAAATCTGGCCATTATTTGAAGGAAAGGATATATTATGAAAACATTATTAGAATTACTTTCTGAACAAGAAGAACAAATTAGAATATGGGTTGATGATAATCCAGAAGCTACTGAACACGAATTTAATGTGGCTAATAATTGTGTAGTTACATTAAACTTTTCAGTTGAAATATTAACACCTAAAAATGATGAAAACTGAAAACACTTTTAAAGTCATCCGTAACCAAACCACCTCGGAAATGTCTGACCTGATCGGCAGATCCGACTGGAAGAAACCGCAGCTGAACCCGCCCCATTTCCCCGACGCAAGTGAACGTGAGGTGCATTTCGGGGTATTAGGCAGATTGTTGAAACGTTTAACTAAGAAGCCATGAAAACAAATTGCTTAAATTCTCACATGGGTGAAAGTCATAACAGTCGGGCGGATAAAATGTCCGGTATTCCTAAAGCTAATCGTCACCGGCTTGAAGCAATGGCGAAACTTGGGGTTGAAAGAGGTATAAGTGGTTTAGGTGAACAGAATAAGCAAGGACCATTTGGCAAAAAATTTTATGGGAGAAAACGCAGGATGTTTTTAAAGAACCCTGAAAACTGGGAGAAGATATGAGTAGAAATAGTTCAGCCTTCATCCAACTCCCAAACGGTGGAACGGCTTTCATTGATGGCCTCAAACAGGACCATGAGTGTAACTCCCACGGTGACGCGGAGTACCAGACTGCCAGCGGTAAGATGATTTACTGGCACACGCAGCGACAGTGGGCGCATTTGACCACCAAGGCCCGCAGACCACTGCTCTATGCCTACTATTCAAGCATCGATGATCCGATCTGTATGGAAACCTGCACCTGTTCAATTTGTAAAGAAAGTAGTATAAGTAAAGCATATTGGTTATGAAAGAAGAAATGGCAATTATCAGTGACATACACGTAGGCATTCGTGATACGAATCAAGTGATATGTTGGTTTACAGTGACTATGATAGGTTCAGGTTCACTACAAATAATAAGCATTCAAGAAATGGTTGATTTAATGCAACGAGAGGGTATTTATAAGTTAGAAGATGTTAACGGAAAACCTTGTATCGTTGAGACTGATAGTGGCATGTGCAAATTTAAAAGATTACTAAAGTGATCACTTTCCAGGAACATAAAGAAACAGGCTATGCCATGCGGACCTGGGATAATGCCAGGCTCAGTGACCTGACCATTGCTTTTGCGATAAACTTTAATACACCTGGTGAGATACTGACTCGGAAAGCTGCTTATGGAAAATATCACGGAGTGGAATTATTGGAATTATTGGAATTTCCGGAACAACCAGTGCTTACTACTTTATTAGAAATGAGGCGTAGACAGGCTACCTGCATTAATATTGCAGGTAACGGTATTTACTCCCTCAGTAAATTAATAGACCAGATAACTGCTGATCAACTGATGTTTAATTTTGTGAAAAAACTGGCTATGAACTGTATGTGGAGCTTTTCAATACGTTCTGGCGGTCAAACTGGTGTTGATGAAGCAGCGTTAAAAGCCGGGGACAAACTTGGCCTGGAAACAATCTGCCTGGCGCCGAAGCACTGGATGTTCAGGGACATAAACGGCAGGGATATTATTGGCCAGGAGGCTTTGTTCCTGAAACGTTTTGGAGAGAAATATGATGCAACTGATATATTATGAAATATTACACAGGTTTTAATGCAATGTTGAATGGTGATGATTTTATGACAGATCGGATGACCATTGTTAAAACATTTGATGTTGGTGGTATAAGATATCGGCTATGGTATGTTACTGACCGGCGAATTATCACCATTGTAAAATCAAAAGGTATCCAGCAAATTGAATATTGTGTATCTCCTGAAATGATGGATGACTGCTACGGCGATGGTGTCGAAATGGCTTGCAGGCAAATAATTGATTTTGAATTTCCAGAAATAATCGCATGAGAGAGCGTACTATTGAGCAACGCTTTCGGCTGGCGATCAAGTCTCGCGGCGGTCTTTGCCTTAAGCTAACAACGCCAGGTTTTACTGGAATCCCCGACAGGCTCAATCTCCTGCCTGGAGGCCGATTATTCTTTGCGGAGTTTAAGTATGGTGGCAACAAACTATCAATGCGCCAGGAAGCCGTTATTCGCGTACTGAGGGGGTTAGGCTTTATTTGTTGGGTAGTAGATGAGTTTAATATTGATGAATATATAAAATTATTATGAGAGTTTTAATAGGTTGTGAGGAAAGCCAAGCAGTTACCATAGAGTTTAGGAAACTTGGAATAGAAGCATTTTCATGCGATATTTTGCCTTGTAGTGGAGGTCATCCTGAATGGCATTTACAACAGGATGTTACAGAATTACTTTTACAACATTGGGATTTAATTATTGCATTTCCACCATGTACACATCTTTGTGTTTCAGGGGCAAAACATTTTGAGCAGAAACGAAAAGATGGTAGACAGCAACAAGGAATTGATTTTTTCATGTTGTTTGCAAAAGCAAAATGTGAGTTAATTTCCATAGAAAACCCAATAGGTATAATGAGTAATGAATGGCGAAAACCTGATCAAATCATACAACCTTATCAATTTGGCGATCCTGTTAAAAAAACAACTTGCTTATGGTTAAAAGGTTTACCAAAATTGAAAGTTACGGAAGATGTAGAAAATGAAGTTAAATATTATACTTCTCCAAACGGTAAGAAAATGTCAGAGTTTCATGCAAAACAAATTGTGGTAGATGGTAAAAAGTATGGATATCATACTGAACAGTTTAAAAAACACCGGTCAAAAACTTTTCCAGGTATAGCAAAAGCAATGGCAGATCAGTGGGGATATTATTTATTAGCCAATGATATATTATGAACATCAAAACTTGGAATGTGGATACCATCGTTCATTTATTTGAACCGCTTTTATGGCTTGATATTATATGATCTACAAGCCTCATTCATACCAATCCTACGCCATACAGCATTTACTTGATAATCCTGCTGCGGCCCTGTGGCTTTCTGTAGGACTTGGCAAGAGTTCTATTACGTTAACTGCTATTGAATGGCTGTTAGGTACGTTGGCGATTGATAAAGTCCTTATTGTCGCGCCAAAGCGTGTTGTAGCACATACTTGGCCATCGGAACTGAAGAAGTGGTCGCATCTTTCCCATTTAAAAATATCTGTCATCCAGGGCAATGAAAAGCAGCGGATACAGGCGCTTTACACCAAAGCTGATATTTATGCTGTGAGCCGTGATTTGATTGCATGGTTGGTTCACTATATAGGTAAGAACAAAGGTAAGTGGCCCTTTGACATGCTGGTCGTAGACGAAAGTTCAAATTACAAGAACCCATCAGCTCAACGCTTCAAAGCGTTGAAAAGAATTTTACCTTATTGCCGGCGCACAGTTATACTTTCCGGGACTCCAAGCCCAAACGGTCTTTTAGGGTTATGGTCCCAAATCTACCTTTTAGATAAAGGGGAACGCCTGGGGCATACGTATGGAGCGTATAAAGATGAATATTTTATCGCTGGGGCAAAACAGGGGCACATTGTTTTTAATTATTATCCAAAGAAAGATGCTGAGCAAAAGATATTTGAAAAAATTTCTGATATCGCACTCAGCATGGATAAAAAAGATCATTTACTCGATCTGCCGCCGAGATATGATATTTACCAGGAAGTTGAACTTCAAAGCTATAAACGTTATGAAGAATTTAAGAAAAACGAGGTACTTATTTTAAAAGACGGGTTTGAATTGACTCCGGTTAATGCCGCCAGTATGTACGGAAAATTGCTCCAATACTGTAATGGAGCGGTATATCGTGGTGATGGCTCATACGAAATTGTTGATAACTCAAAATTGGAAGAACTTCAGGAAGATGTAGAGGCGTTAGACTCCGATCCGGTATTTATCGTGTACCAGTTTCAATCCGATTATGAACGGTTTTTAAAGGCCTTTCCTGGTATTGTAAAAGTACAAAGTGATCAACAAATTGACGATTGGAATGCTGGTCTTATACCAATTGCCTGTTCACAGATACAGTCTTTAGCCTACGGGGTTAATTTGCAAGAAAGCGGGAATCATCTTTATCATTTTGGTTTAGGATGGGATTTGGAACTTTATCAGCAATTCTGTGGCCGCCTGGACAGGATGGGTAAAAAGAAAGCTACGATCAATAAACATTTTGTTGCAAAGGGCTCGATTGAGCAACTTGTTATAGAACGATTAGCTGGGAAGTATGATACGCAGGAAAAGCTGATGCAGGCGCTTAAAAGATTTCTATAAAATATCGTACATATTTTCAACAGCGTCAATATACTCCTGAGATTCTTTTACATATTCTTCGCTGATATCACAGCCTAAATAATTTCTGCCATTTCTTTTTGCTTCAGCACACGTAGTTCCGGATCCGGAAAAAGGATCAAAAACAAGGTCCCCAATATTTGACCAGGTATTAATATGATCAGCGGCTAATTGTTCTGGAAATACAGCAGGATGATTTTTACCGCTATTTCCACAAGCATAGTAAAATATATTACCAGGTATTTTTTCTTCTTTTACAGTTACTTCTTCGGCCCGGCGCCTGAATGATCCTTCTTTAAAACCATACCCTTTATGGCTTAAATTTTGCTTCATACCGCCAGTTCTGCTTTTTACCAGTAAAGGATTGAATGTAGAGATATTCCCTTTGACAAAGACAAACATATATTCAAATTCCTGCTCATAACGTTTATGCGTTTGTGGAATAAAATTCAATTTTCCATAAATCATGGTATCGTGTAGTTTGAAACCTAAACTTATAAAAAATAAAGCTTGCCTGAAAGAATCTCCAGACTCAGAACCGTTCACAGTATGATCGCCCACAACCCAAACTAATATGCCACTGTTTTGAGTTATACGATATAGATTTGTTGCAGTGCGTTCAAAATCAAAAGTAAAGCCATTATACTTTCTTAATTTTTTACCGTAAGGAGGTGAAGAAACTGTTAATTTTATATGATTAGCCGGAAGGCTGTCCATAAAATAATTACATTCTGAGCAAACTATTTTATTCATTATTTTTTGTAATAATCTCCTACGAATCCGTCAGCAAAAATAGGCCAGGTTTTTGCCCATTCAGGAACATCTAACATTAATTCCTTAATTGTGTCAAAGCTTACAGAGCCTTTTTTTACTTCCAGGACACACTCATCATGCACCGAGAGTACAACAGGGTATCCGGCGTTTTCAATATTCATAATAGAGTGCATTAAAAGATCACGGCTGATACCCTGAGTAAAATTTTCCACCAGGCGCGGGCCAAATGTTTCAATTATACCCCATTGTTTTGTAGTTTGATTCTGCCCCCAGAAGCATACGGTTTCACGGGTATTAGGTTTAGTACCATCATCTTTTAAGTTGAGTTTTTTAAGATACCAGTAATACTCATCCATGGTACCGCGCCTTACTTCTCCAACTTTTACATTTTTTATCTCGATCACATATTCTTTGGTTTCTTCATCTAATTTCATTGAAGGAATGTGGGCAATATAAAATTTTCGTAAATGTGCTTTATGGTAAACAATACACCTGCCCGAGGGGAATTTCATTAGCAAATTGCCATTCTTCATGCCGAAAGCTATACCATGTTTAACCGGTGAAAACTCCCCTGTCCTAATCGCGTTCTTTGCGGCCGCATCCGTATCCCACCACAATTGAACAATATTGGCATTGGCCTCCCGGAAAGCTTTGATCAGCCCCGGCATTTCTTTTACAGGGATTCGCTTCTTTGGATCTTCGATGGTTTCGTTCATGCGCTCCATGGCTAAATGACTGCCCCCATATTGCCCTAATAAAAACGATATTTTTGCTTTTTGCCGCTGGTCTTTCGTAACTTCCTCGAAAGGAACTTTGAACATATTAACAGCCGTCTTTTTATATACGTCCTCTTTGTTGGCAAAAGCTTTGATTAGCCAGGTTTCATCTGCGAGGCAACTGAGAGTTACAGCCTCCACGCTCGTGAAGTCTAAAACAATAAATTCATTGCCTTCATCTGCTATAAAAGTAGGTCTTAATAACTGTGATAACACATCAGATAAATCGGGGAATATCATGTGTAAAGAATCTATATCTCTACGTTTTACTACTTCCCTGGTATCATCCAGCATAGGTTCAAACCATTCTTCGATTCGCCTGAAATTTTGACCGTTAAAAATTCTGCCGGCTTCTCGACCGGTCCTGTTAGCACCGTAGTATTGAGTAAGGCCGCGCACCCTGAAATCTTCCCCGGCGGCAGCTTTCATTGAGGCATATTTTTTGATACTGGACCGGGACATTAACTGCCTGATACGTAAAATTCGTTTTGCGGGGCCTTCGTCTATTTCATTAAGCAACTTACTGACAGTTTGTTTATTCAGATTATCAAGAGCATCTTCAGTTTCTAATTCCAGCCATTTTTTAAGTTGCGTAGGCGAATTTACATTTTTAAGACCTGTTAAATTAACAGCTTCTTCAGTAAGTTCAGCCCGGTAAACCCGGTCCAGTTCCATAGCCGAATCGATCAAATCAATATCAACTTTAATTCCGCGTTCATTTTTAAGTTCATTCAGACACCAGATTTGATGCTCTTTCTTCGGAATACTATACCATTCGCAAGCTTTATGAACAGCCTGTTCTACCTCGACGTCAATTTTATTATAATTTTTAAATTGCTCCCATTTCTCAGGGTCATGTTCAGGCAAGTTACGGGTACGCATACCATTAACCGCTGTTGGCTTACAGGGAATGCAAAAATACCTGATCAGCGACTTGCCGATAGGGTCTTTTTTTTCAATCAGTCCAAGGGCTTTACTGGCGTCATCCAGGCTTAAAGGCAATCCGCACATAGCGGCCCTGACCAAACTACACTCCCATTGCTCCGCAGGTGAATAGATATCTAATACAGTGTTAAGATATCCGCGTTCGTAGGGAGCATTATAAGCACGTTTAATATAGTTCGGATCAGTGAATGCTGATAAAAGCCACGCAGGTATTTTTTCTTTGGTTAAATCCAGTACAATAACAGGACCATAATCGAGTGAATACGCGAGCAGGATTATCTCACCGGACTCAGCACGTTTATAAACACCATACTTGATGTCAACGGGGCTAAAATCTTCTATATCGAGGGATAAGATGTGTTTCATAATATAGTATTACAGAAATTATCAAATTGACTTTCATGTATAAAAAGCTTTTCAATGGTTTTTTTCGACCCGCCATATAAACCGTTTGCTGATAAACTACTTCTGATAGTTCCTGACCAAATACTAATAAAATCGTCAGGCATCTGATACTCACTTATAAAAAGTTCATGATCGTTTTTTACTTGCTCTCGGCAATAATTATAAAATGTTTCATGATTAAATTTAACGCGATATCCAGTGGTTCCTTTGTAAGGTGGGTCTAAATAAACTCTACTTTTCGGTGGTAGTAATACTTGATCGTAGGTTTTATTTATAAACTTAACTCTTTTTAATTTTTCTCTTTGTTTGAGAATATAATTATAAGTTTCAGTTTGGTAATTACGTAAAACCCCTGTTTCGGGGGTATGTTCACCGGCGAATCCTGAAAATGGTTTTCCAGAATAACTACAACCAAAACAAGTCCATCCAACTAATTCACCTGGAAAAAAGTCTTGATTATCACGTATAAAGATATATTCATCCTTTGAAGTCCATTTTGGCGGTTCCCATCCATTTTGTAATGAAATCCACATATCAATAAGTGGTTTATTAATATCATTCGCTATAATCAATGGATGGTTTATTTTATCAGTAAGATTACAGCCCCCACAAAATAATTCAACAAAATATTGATCTAATTGTATGTTTTCAATAAGGATAGGAATTATATGCTTTGCTATTTTAGCTTTAGACCCCATGTATTTCACAGGATATCCTCCGATTCAATCTCAATTATCTGTCGTTCGATCTCAGCCAACCCTGCTTTTAAAGCAATCATCCACTCGAAAGCAGAGGCAACCTGCATTCTGTCCAAAGCCTTGATCTGGGCTTCGGTGATCAATTTTTGTGATTGTAAAAATTCAAGCTTTGTCATTTCTTTTATTAATTTCTAATTGTTCTAACCACATAAATTCATCAAACCATTGGTCAAATTTACATAGTATAATAAACCAAATTTCATCATCTGAAAAAACCCCATTATTATAATAGTGAACTTCTTTTCTTATATCATCTACAAGCCATTGAACTATAAGGGGTTCTTCACTATCAAGATAAAATAATATATCATTGAACCGAAACCAAAGCCAGTCAAATGTTTTCATTAAATCAAAGGTATAAAAATAATTTTAAAAATAATTGCAAATATTAAAAATTAGTTTTTATATTTGTCAAGTCAATAAAAATTTTATAAAATGGCAGAAGAAAAAATAAATGTAACTTTTACATGGCCTAAAGAACTTGCTGATTTTGTCAGAGGACCTGTTTTTAAAAAGACAAGAGTTAGAATAGGACAATTGTCAGAATTAGCTATGGTAATGTGGCTTAAAGAAAACGGGTACTGGGCTGAATACCAGGAAAGTTTAGCAGGAGATATATTATGAGCGAGTTCAGAATAAACATTGTTAAGTGTAATAATTGCGGATGCGATTATGATTTGGCAGAATTTGATTATTGCCCTGAGTGTCTTATGGATAATGAAGGAAATGATCATAATGGTGAAGATAATGAAGGACGTAATTATGATGATTTTTTACGCTCAGATCAAAGACATAAAGATTTGCAATGACAAGCTGGAAAGACAGCTAAAACTTTACAGGGAAAAAGTACCTGCCTGACAGGAGAAATAGTAAAGTGGGAGTTCTATAGTTCGACAACGAATTTAGCTTAAACCAGTTACAAACTCAGGCATGAGGATTGTGACCCCTGTTTTGAAAATATAAAGTGTTGGACTTACCGGCAATGTTGGATTGCACGAATACACTTTGATAACCGGCGTCGAACGGTAGTAGACAACATACCGAAGCGCGTGTTCGAGTCCGCAAACTCAATGGTTCGACTCCTGAGAGTGCAGGTGCAGAGAATGTTGAAGCCGGTTATTTTAAATTTAGAAACTTAAAAAGACAATATAATGATTAAAATTGAACTTGAATTTGCTACCGGCGCCGAAGCGCGTCAAGCGTTAACCGAGCTATTAGGCGGTAATTTATCCGTAATTCTACGCAGTGAAGATTTGGCTATAAGGAACGAAAAAATTGCCGAAAATTTTGAGGCTCCAAAAATGGAAGTCTTAAAAGATGAAATCCCCGGAGAAAATTCCGCCCCGAAGCGACGCAGGACTAAAGCTGAGTTGGCATTGGAAAATGCTGCACCCGCTGTTGAAAAAGAACTTGCTCTTGAAGGTGGTGATATCCAGTCAGATAATATCGAGACTGAAACCAAAGAAGCCAGCAAAGCGATCACCGCTGATATGTTAAAGGAAAAAGCTGTTGAGCTTATCAGGAACAACAAAAAGCCGGAAGTAACTGCACTGGTTAAAAGCTTCGGCGCCGACTCAGTTGCCACTGCCGACAAAAATCCGATCAAACCAGAGGACTATATTCGGTTCATGGATGAATTGAATAAATTGTAAATGTTGTTGAACAGTTGGCGGAATTGGTAGACGCTAATCAGGTAAAGGAGAACTTGTTCGGTAGTAGTGATACGGTGCGGACAAGATCAGTCAAATGAGTATGATAAACTGATAGGACAAGAAGTAAAACGAGGCGACACGACCAAAGCGCGCCTATCCTTACCGTGCAGGTTCGAATCCTGCCCTGTTCACAAGTTAAAAATGTTAAACTGAGTAAAATGTCAAAACACGCAATCTTATCCCCATCGGCTGCGAGCCGCTGGATGGCCTGTACACCGTCTGCAAGACTCGAACAGGAATTTCCCAATACTTCTTCGTCTTATGCTGATGAAGGCACCCTGGCACATGCTGTTGGTGAGTGCATCTTAAAACAGCTGGCTGGTTTCATATCGGGTGCCGAGGCCGAAACGATCATGGCCGTTCACATGACCAACCAGTACTATAATAAAGAACTGCATGATTATGCGGAGGGTTACGCCTTTTACGTTTGGAACCAGATGAAGCCTGGCAAAACGCATCTTTTTATCGAGACGCGGCTTGATATGACTGAGTGGATAGAAGATGGTTTCGGCACCGCTGACGCGCTGATCATTGGTGATGGCGTACTGATCTTTGATGATTACAAACATGGCAAAGGCGTACCTGTTTATGCGCCTGAGAACAAGCAGCTGATGATCTACGCACTGGGTGCTTACGAGATGTTCAAAGAGATATTTGAGATCAACACGATCCAGATGAACATCTATCAGCCCCGCATTGATAATATCTCAGCCTGGGAGATCAGTGTTACTGACCTATTGGACTGGGCCGAGAATGAATTAAAGCCTCGCGCGGAACTGGCTTATGCCGGCGAAGGGGATTTTGCACCTGGAAAATCTTGTATTTTTTGTAAAGCAAAAAGTTCATGTAGGGCTTTACACGACTATAATATGGAATTAGCTAAACTTGAATTTAAGAACCCTGATATTTTAACTGACGAAGAAATCGCACTGGTTCTACAACGTTCTGATATGTTTACAAAGTGGATAGACTCAGTAAGTAGTTACGCATTAGCAACAGCAGTAAGCGGTGAAAAATCATGGCCTGGCATGAAGGTGGTAGCTGGAAGAAGCAACCGTAAATATTCTTCAGAAGTTATAGTTGCAACTAAACTTGAAGCTGCTGGCTATAAGGATATCTACAAACCTTTATCTCTTTTACCGCTCGGAGAAATGGAAAAAAAATTATCCAAACCTGTTTTTACAGAAATTGTAGAACCGCTATTATTAAAACCAGAAGGGGCACCAACTTTGGTAAAAATCGATGATAAACGGCCTGTTTTCAGTGTAGCATCAAGAGAATTTACAGTGGTTCAAGATGAGGACATCTAAGTTAAAATACGGTAAACCTGTAGACCAGATACCTGAATATAGAGCTTGGAAAAAAGCTAAAGAACGCTGTACTTATAAAAAGGATATTAATTATAAAAACTATGGCGAACGAGACATAACTATGTGTGACGAATGGTTTAATAGTTATGACGCATTTATAAGTTACATGGGTGAAAAGCCCTCTCCTAACTACACACTTGATCGTATAAATGTAAATAAAGGTTATCGACCAGGAAACTGCAAATGGTCAACGGCTGAAGAACAAGCCAATAATAAAAGAAATAACGTAACTATAGATACGCCGGAGGGAAAGATGTCTTTTAAACAGGCATCAGAAAGATTTGGTTTACATATTAATACAATAAAATCAAGAATAGCTTATGGTTTTCCGAAAAACGAGTTGTTTTTACAGGATGATTTAAGAAAAATGCCAGTTAAAAAATTCAATACAGATATTGGCACAAAAGTGATTGATACTGTTACAGGGAAAACCTATACAACAATTAAAAAAGCAGCATTAGACTTAGGAATTTCACGAAAAAGATTAGCTCATATGCTGTCCGGTAATACTAAAAATGATACTTCAATAGTAAAATTATGATCTGTGAACTTTGTAACCAGGAAAATCCAATCAGTTGTGATCATCCTAAAAATGCTTACTGTGCCCTGTTTCTAAACTCAGCCGAAAAGGATATTAGGCAGTTCGGCCCGAAGCATTATAAAACTTTAGCTGACCTGGAAATTGGTGAGACGTTTCGTTACAAAGGTTCTGATGAAAATGACTGGCACACGGTAAGCGGCAAGGATGAAGCAAAGATTTATTACGCTGGCTATTTACCGGATGTACCGCAGAGTAATTACAGGGTAGAAAATGTTGAGGTAATCGTGAGATGATGGAATTAAGTCCAGACAATATTAGAGAAATTTTTAATTATAAAGACGGACTTTTATTTTGGAAAATAAGACCTTCTCATAATGTACAAATAGGCGATATTGCTGGAAGTATAGGTCAAAAGAATAAAAAGCCTCGTAGAGTAGTTGCTTATAAAAACAAAGATTATTTAGTTGCTCGTTTGATATTTTGTTATCATAAAGGATATTTTCCTAAAGGAGTTGATCATGAAGATAGAAATCCTTTAAATGATAAAATAGAAAATTTAAGAGAATGCGATCAAAGTCAAAATATTGCTAATTCGTCATCAAGAAAAAATTCTACTTCTAAGTATCTCGGGGTTCATTATTATAACAGAGATAGAGTTTGGATAGCTTCTATTACTAAAAACGGTAACCATATAGTTATTGGCCGTTATGATATTGAGCAAAAAGCTGCTCTTGCATATAATAGAGCCGCTGTGCTTTATCATAAAGAATTTGCAAATTTGAATATAATAAACAAAAATAGTTAACAATTAAATTGAGTAAAATGAACACAGAGACAAAAGTTTCCACCCCGGAGTTAGTTAGATTTTCATATGTAAATTTAGAAAATCCTAAATGCGCTCCCGGATCCACTGAGGCCAAATTTGGCATGAGTGTGATCATCCCGAAGTCCAATAAAAAGACTTTGAAACTGATTGAAACCGCAATCGAAGCGGCTATTGAAGTAGGTAAAGAAAAACACGGCAAGTCTTTTAAAGCCAAAAAACTTCCGCTGCGGGACGGCGATGAAGAACGTGAAGATGCAGCTTATGCAAATTCTTTCTTCCTGAATGCCAACTCCAAAAATCGCCCTGGTATGGTTGACAAAAAAGTGCAGCCGATCCTTGATCTTAAAGAGATCAAATCAGGCGACTGGGGTAATGTGAGCCTGAACTTTTACCCGTTCAATGTCAACGGTAACAGCGGTATCGCTGTGGGCCTTAACCACGTACAGAAGGTAAAAGATGGCGAACCTCTGGGTAGCCAGACAAATGCGGCCGACGAATTTGACGAAATCGAATTTGAAGAAGATGACATTCTTTAAATTAACCAGGGTGTCGTTAATAGCGACACCCTTATTACTGCTTTGTAGCATTGCAGTAAACGCCCAAGTTAAAAAGCCTGCGCCAAAAGACACATCAAGTTATGTGCTTACTGAACCGCAAGTTATTTTAATCACACAGTTACTAAACTATGCAGAAACTACTGCTGGTAACAGCGATAAAATATCTACTCGCGACTATAATAATTTTCATTACCAGGTGATGAAAATAGATAGTGTCCTCCGGGTTCAGTATGCACAAAAGCATCCACCTAAAAAAGATGCTAAACATTAGTTTCTTTCAACGCCTTGTGCAAGAAAAACCTGACAAAACTTATTCACAACAGGAAATTATTTATCACTTAGAAATACTACCGCAATTTCGCAAATCAAAATTAAAAGATCATGGATCAAACATTAACACCGCAGCACAAAACTGCTCTCGGAAAAATCCTCGCAGCTCTCGGTTCATTTATCGTGAACCTGTTCCATAATGCAGGCAAATCATTTGAAGCGCTTCCACCCGATCAACAAAAGGCAACCATTGACGGCACCAATATCAGCCAAATATTAAAAACCGGCTACGCAAACGGAGAAGCATGGGTATTAGCAGAAATAACAAAGGTTACAGGCCTTCCCAGTGATGTAGCTGAACAAACGATACTTTCTATTGCCAAAGATAATGGCGTTGACACAACCTCTGTACAGGCTTATCTTGATCACATTGCTGATAAGGTACAGGCCGGCGTCACGGATAATAAATGGAACGCGATCTGGCAGGATATAGCCAAGTTCGCCGCCACTTATTTAACCCAGGGAAAATTAGATTGGGTATCATTATCACTCGGGATAATTGAGTATGTATTTCAAACCTTTGTGAAAATATAATAAAAAAGCCTCTGAGTAATCTCAAAGGCTTTTTTTTAAGTAGTCAAGTTAGTAGGCTGATCCGGTTTCGGAATAACATTGACAGTTGGACTGTCGCCGGTCACTGTAGGATTGCCAACAGTGTTCACCAAAGCATCATCTTTTTTAGCGCTTCCTTGTGATGAGCCAAAATAATAACCGGTTGCAGCCGCTACTGCGGCAACCATAGCAATTAATATTTGCGGATCCGGTTTTATGTCCCTGATTGAACACATGTAGAAATAACCAAAGCCGAGCACCACTATGATGATCGCTAATATTGGTTTGATGTTGATGTTTAAAAATGAGTTTTGATCGTTCATAATAATTTAAGTTGTTGAAGTGTTCCGTTAAAATAATCCAGGTCAAGATCACCACCGGTCAGGTTACCATGTTGTGTCCCGAACTGTGAATTTTGCCAGAATTGCCAGTCGGTAAATCCTTTCGGCAGATGTGGTATATGATCCTGGTAACCTGCTATCCATAAGTAATATTTACTGAACGGTACAGAGTCGCCCAGGTATTCATTTAAAAAGTTTGGTGAACAATAAACAATCGGCTTACGGCCTGTTCGTGTTTGCACAGTTTCAAGTAAAGAAAGCGCATTGTCACAGCATTTCGATTTATTGTTCAGGATGTACTGGTCAAGTTGCCGGCTGATCGCAGGTGTAGCGCCCACCTGGTTCTCAATATCTATCACAGGAGGCATTATACCCGGCAATGACCAGTCTACTCCACGATTGAGAAAATTGTCTGCCTGAACTTCCGGATCAGCTTCTGCCACCCAGAAATCATAACATCCAACCTGCAGGTTTTTGGTGCGTGCAGTATGCCAATTGTTTTGAAAAGCCGGATCGTGAAAAGAAATACCCTGCGCAGCTTTTATAAATACAAACTGGAACTCTGGGGAGAGAGTATTCCAGTTTATATTATTTTGATGTGATATATCAAAACCTTTAATCATTTCATCGTAATTATAGTTGCTACTAATGCATTTTGGATGGTCAGCTTTTTTGACAAATAGTCGCTATTTATAGGTGATTATTACCGATGGTAGGATATTAGTCGTTATAGTCTTATCAGACCAGGTATTTGTTTTCCAGTTCAAAGGCATCGGAGAATTTGCTAACCAAAACTGAGAGAGCGGTGTACTATTAATAGAGTTATCGCCATTGGAATTAGTCCAATTAGTGTTATTAAAACCCACATCTGTCTGTGATTTGCTTTGTACCCCCATACCTTGTCCCGTTACTGGTGTTTTAACACTGAATATCTTATTGTGATCTGCTTTTATTCCTACACCTGTACCTATAATCGCTACGCCTCCGGCACCCGGATTAACTAATATATTGCCTCTTGCTACCTGGTATGTTCCATTAACATCACATAAAACGATACCACAAGCCCCGGCATTTGCAGTAGGCCATTTAGATAATTGACCCCCTCGTATCCAATTATTCATAACCATGATACTATCACCTTTAATACCATTCGACTGATAAATAGAAATCAAATCATGCGGATGTAAAGCTACGCCTGCAATATTTTCAATATGGTTGCCCGATATCACATTTCCACCACCTGATACCCCGTTTAACTGTATAGCATGGCCGAACCAATTCTGATCTATACCGTTAATATTTAAGAATTGATTATTATTTATTTTATATCCAGTTCCACTGCTTGCATAAACACCCATCCCTACATTTGAAAAGAAGCAATTTTGTACAGTGATATTTGTACAGTTTGATAAATTAATAGCAAAACTTGTTGTGTTTACGATCTTACAGTTTATAATAGTGACGTTTGAAACCTTGTTACCTGATATACCTATCGTTTTGGCATTTTTAAGATCAATGGTTAATCCGGAATATGTTTTACCGGATACTAATGTTACGGGGCCGGATACCGTACCCCCCGGATTAATAACTACAGGCGGTTTAATTATTACCATTGTATCATAAATACCAGGTGTAGCGAATCCTTTCGTCATATTAGCCATTGCCAAATCAACAATACTATCCTCTTTAGCCTGTGTCTTTGAATTAGGCATAGACCGCTTGTGTAAGGTTGCTTTAAGGCTATCGGTAAAAGTATTAGCCGTTGATACTGCGTTCGCCTGTGTGGCTTTCTGAGGGCTTACAATAGCGTAGGTTACTGCACCTGCAATAAGCAATCCTCCGCTTATCAGTGCTGTTAATTTTGATTTCGTCATAATACTTTGGTTTTTAAGCAAATGTAGAAATTTATTTGTAATTCTTAATGTAATTCCACAACCTGTACATTACCCAAACCATAGGGGCGTTACAGATTATTCTTATCCATAGCGAGGAAACAACTCCTATCAGATGCAGGTCATACATAAGGTAATAGGCTGCTGCTATGCCATAAGTCCACATTTTTGTAAGGAATAACTCCATAACAAGATACTTAAGCTTATCACCTACCGAATGGTTAAAAGCCACATATATTTTATAGGAGAAATAAACTATGCCCCAGAAAAGTAATTGTGAGGCTACTACTTCGTAGATCATACTGTAAATATAAAGAATTTTATTTCTTCATACTTTTAATAAGTGTAGTTAGTTCGGAAAGGACTTCCGTGTTTTTATTAAGGCTTCGATTATGTTCATCGTTCTGTTGCTCCTGTCTTTTCTGCCAGTCTGCCCGTTCTTCGCGGTGCTCTTTCATCATATTCTTGATAAAGACAGAAAGCCATGCTATACCGGCTATCAGAACGCCTACTATACCGTATTTTTCAAAGTCCATACTATTTTGACGGAACTAAAATAATTTTGCCATCACTTTTTCGCTCAGTGAAAGCAGGCTGATCCAATTTCATATTGATCTGCTGAAATTTAAGTTCATTAATATGCTGATTGCTGTCTATTTTTTTATTCAACATGGTGGCTACTGATATGATTTGTTCTTTAGCCTCGACACGGCTGTCTTTTATATCGCCTTTTAAACCATAATAGACACCTGCAATTGCTAACACAATTGAGATAGTGGAAGCTCCTATATATAAGGCTGTAGTCCACTTTACATTACTCATGTATTCTTGCTTGTCAGTCATTTTCTTTACATTCAAGTAATTTTAGTCTCAACTCAGCATTTTGACGTCTTAATTCCTTTACCTCTTTTCTGGTCATTAAATATAACTGCAAATTTAGTGCCCCGAATACTGCACCCATGATAAGCAATACTGCAAAAAGCAAATTAGGTATATCATGTGCGTTCACGTTTATAAAATATATAAAAGATTAAGGTAACTATTAAGAATAAAGCAAGTTGCCAATTTTTATCATATATCCATTCCGATTTAGAAAAGATACACAACTCATAATAACAGGTAACAAAAGCTAAGTTACCAATTAAATACCGTATGCAAAACCTTTCATATATACCCAGTTTTCTATTAGATGTGTTTACCCATATATACAATAAATAGCCAAACACAATTAAAGGGATAATATTAAATAACACCTGGCAAAACCTGCACCAATCCCCGAAATACAAATGTAAAGCAAGGAATAACGGGTAACCATGTGTTAAACAAAATATTATCCCTTTACGGCTCATGGTTTGTGCGGATGTGTCGGATCTGGTGGAACCGGATCACCGTCTGCTGTTAACCCTACCAAGCTCTGGCAGTCGTGCAATAAAATAGCGGACAATTTTTGTAACTCCGCTTCTCCGTAGCTTGCTAATTTTTCAGCTACTTCTTTTAATTCTTGTTCTTTCATTTTATTTAAGTATTAATACCAGGATGTTGTTGCACTATCGTACGTCAACACAACCAATCCTCCCGCGGCCGGGGAAATTACGCCATCGATCACAGTACCACCTGCGTAAGTAACTGTCGTCACAGCCTGTGTATACTTGATAAATACACAGTCATTGTTCACTGGTGATGAAGGCAGATTAACAGTTAATGCCACAAGCGTCCCTGTAGGGTTGATTATATTGTATTGGTTATTTGTGAGCGTTACTGAACCTCCTGTGGTAGGCGTAAAAATAGTATGTGGCTTAGAATTTAACGTACCTAAGCTTACGAATCTTTTATTTGCATCGGTACCCACCAATTGAGATGCGGACAATGTATCTACTTGAAGCCCGCTTACCCTTGTCAAACCATATTTAAACCAGCCATTCCATCTGTTAGTAGCCGTCCCACCTGTTGGTACTCCTTGTGAATAAATAGTAGCTACGTCCGTAAATGCACCCGATCCTGTTAATGTAGGTGCCCTGATTCCAAAACCTGCAGAAATTGGTGAGGTACCTGAGCTTAATGTAATCGGCGAACTTGCTATGAATAAATTAAATCCAGCACCTCCTGGGGCTAATGACTGACTATTATCCTGACCTGCCATGTACATACGTGCCATTACCGATGTTGACCCATCAACAAGAAAATAAGAATTTGTTGCAGATCCACCCAAAGCCCCACCTCCGGTAAGTCTCATGTTTGAAGTTACCGAGCCACCTGAAAGGTCTGTATAAAACCCGCTTCCGAATCCTTGTAAATTAGGCCAATTGTTTGTACCTGCTAAATAAACCAATGTACCTGTTCCTGTTGGAAACGTGGGTGTACTATTGGCTGTAGTAGTTAAATTAAGCGTAAAGGCACCTGTTGTTTGCAATGTTGAACCAGATGCTAAAACCAACGCTCCAGGTGAATAGGCCGGCAAACCCGATGTAACTATTAATGGATGATTGGTTGTTCCTATACCTAATCTTGCGGGTGTACCTGAATTGTCAGAGCTATATATAATATCACCAGTAGCGGTCATCGGGTTTGCCATCTTGGCCGCAATACTTGTTTTAAGATTATTATAATCAGTCAGAGCACCCACCTTGCTTTTAAGCACGGTAGTATCGGTGGCAATTGTCCTGTTTGTGGATAAATCCCCGATAGCCTGCATACCTAATCCGGCTGTTAAGGTTCGCGTTAATGGTACATAGGTACTGGCGCTCTGCGCTTTTGTATTAAACGCAGCCAATGCCCATGATTTACTACCTATAGTACCTGCTGTATCTACATTCATTGTACCGCTCGTAGTAATCGGAGTATGTGACAAAAAACCTACACCAGGTGTAATAGAAGTTACAGTTCCTGTCCCACCCGATATTGTACTTTTGATGCTATCAGCCAATGCAATCACAGTGTTTACAGATGGAATAGCAAGCCTGTTTAATCTTTGATTTGTGGTATAATTACCGTTATAAAGCAAACCACGCGAATGAATAGCATCTAATACCTTAAGCGAAGATATGGTAAAGTAAAACCCCGCCTGATTAGTGCTGTTATCCTCTAACTGAACAAATGTTTGTGTATTTGATGATCCATTCGTACCGATTATTGATTGCCCATCTGTGGATGTATTTTGAATATTTGCACTGGTAGTACTTACATTTATGCTATTTATATTACCTGATGTTGTACGAACATCGAACCCTCCCGCGCCAACTGTTAAATCAACAAATCCGGAACCTATATTACCACCTAATGAAACGTTTCCGCTACCGTCATCTGTTAAACCACCTGAAAATGTATAGGTGCCACCATAATGAGCATCCGCATATTGTTTTGTAATTAAAGAACGGCCTGTAAAATTAGATTCATAATCTCCGGAGTTTTCAAGTCCTTTTTGATTTAAGCTATCCAATACAGTCATTTTACCATCAATAATAAAATATTGACCTATACCGGTAGAATGATGTTCATACCCTAATTTTGCATACTGTGCTTGGAGACTTATACTTGACGTGTATGGATTTGTGAATGTGGAGTCGAAAGCAACATGTATGTATAAACCTTGTCCAAATGCCTCAATATTACCAGATCCTATAAATTCCAAATTGCTTTGGCCTAATAAAATCAATCGGGTAGGATCCGTTACTGAACCGTTTGAATTGTAAATATTGTTACCACCACCTCCTGCACCATGTTTCTTCACCCAGGCCGTATCTGGCAGCCAAAAAGTTCCTGTTACTCCCGGAAAAGAATACCCTAAAAGACTGTCAACAGGAATTTTTCTTTTAAACGCAGGTGTTACAGGACTTTGTGCAAAACAAAATACGGGCAAAATAAACAGTAAAAAAAGTAATTTTTTCATCCTTTTAATATTACAATTGTATCTTCTTTAAAATTACCGGATCCGTCATCATGCCCGTAAATGTTCCAGCCTGTAAAGGTACCAGTACCATCATTATTCGTATCCTGATCTTCTACAGGCATATCGTACCATTTTTGTAACCGCCCTGTGGGATCACCTGTTGCCGGGTCATAAGAGGTAGCTTTAGTAATTACATCCGAAGTTACGGTTATACCTGTATATAAAGAAACGTCTACAAAAAATGGTATCGGGGTACCTGCGGTAATTATTGGAATTTGTATTGTAGGAACTCCGGCAGCAAAACTTTGTCCGATCTTTTTAGTGATCAATTCATCATCTGTCAGATCATCCGCATTAGGGGAAAACGAATACCCTATCTTGGAATCGGACAAGACAGGGTCAACCCCTGTGGATGCTTTTAACCGGTCAACTATTTGTATCGTTTCACTCATATCAGCTGATTGCTACAAAATATAATTGAACTTTTGAAAATGGCCGCACGTCAATCGGATCAGGTATTTCCTGTCCGAAAGAATTTGTAGCCCCTATAGACCGGTTATTATCCCCCGCCTGTTTCATATCGTAATCCTGGTTACCTGAAGTATGATTTGATGTCCAGGCAGCTGTTTTAACACCTGTCGGGTCCGGAGATAAATTACCTACCGGTGGCGCACCGGAAAATAACTTATGACTGTGTATAGGCAGGTTATTTTCACTTAAAGTAATTTCACCTGTATCAGGTGCGCCAAAAGTAGTGGCCGCAGGATATAAAGTATCCCCAACCTGCCAGCCCGTAGCATATACCCTCGCCATACTTTGTGTCCCGTTCGTCCCGGAGATCGCACAATTTGCCCATGGAGTATTTGCCTTACCAAGACCAGTTGTAAAATCCCAGTTATCATCCAGATCAGTCGGTCCAAGTGGTTCAAATATTCCTTTAAAACATTTAGGCCAGGCAAAAGGAGTATCACCGCCTGTCGGTGGTATGGCCGGGTTTTCATCGTACTGAAAGTATACTACAAATATACTATAGCTTTTTCCTGCCAGGCCGCTCAGGAACACTGTGGATACGTCAGAGAATACTTTACGTAAATTGATTGAGGAAACGCCCTCATTTAAAGTAATTTCAAAAAGATCGTTAGCCCCGGAAGTAGTACCGACTTTCAGATCGATGTTCGTACCACTATTATTGATCACGATAATATCATACAGGCAACTGAATTGCCTGAACGTACTGCCGATCGTAATATTAGTATTACCATTTATAAAAGATAGTACTTTCTGATTAAGTACATTACTGAAATAAGTAATGAAATAAGGTAGCTCTGAAAATAATTTAGTACCGTCCCCAATTTTAAAATTCAGCAGAACCGTACCTGTAGGATCAAGTACAAATGCCTGTTCGCCGGCAAGTACAACGCCCAGCTCAGCCTCTGCTGCCAGCCATCCGGCTTCCGTATCTACTTTTTGCTGTACCCGCGCGTTTAATATTTCAGCCATCAGTTACTTATAGATGAATCGTCATTAGAATTATAGAAACTTTCCCTTAAAGTGATCACATCGTTCCGGGCCTCTATCGCCACTATATTCACTATACTTTTCTCGGCATAATGTTTGGCATTTAAAGGTATAAATTTTTTACCTAATAAGGTATCCACACTGTAAATTTCATCAAAAGACCAGGTTGAACCGGCAACATACATATCTGTGTTGATAATCTGTGAAGCTTTATAACGGAAACGCATCACTGCCTGGGAATTAATACCTGTTAAAGTACCGCTATATAGCAGTGCGTCGTTAAATCCACATTCTTTACCCGAATTAAAAGGCGAGGACATAAAATTACTCAGCATGTATCCCCCAAAGCTACTGCTGATATTCAATGTAGCCTCGTCAGTAGAAGTATTTTTACTGCTGTCGTTAAACACTTCATACACATCATTACCGTTATCGATGGTGATCGATACATTATCCAATGAATAAGTCTGTCCATCTTTAACCCGGAAGATCAGCTGCAGATCAGAAACATCCCCTGCTACAAGCTGCGTGGCAGGCTGTGGAATTTTAACTCCCTGGAATTTATCAAAAGCAACCTGTGCAATATCGTCTATTTCCAGTCCATCGATCACAATTGGTATCCAGGCCTCAGTCGTGCTCCATGTACCAAACTCATTCAGGAAATAGGTCGTACCACCCTGGTTCAGTATCATTTTAAATTGCAGGGGTTGACTGTCCCATATAATTAAGCCGCTTCCGTCTACAGGCGCAAACCCTGTACCGGGCGAAAACGTAAAGCTGAAATTGATCACCGCGACCAAAGTATACGCATCTATAGGTAAACCGTTTTTTCCTTCAGTGCCGCCAGTAGATACCATAGTAAAATACTCATCACCACTTACGTTCGTGAGCTCAGCACAGAAACCCGACCGGCCGTCCAGTGACAAATTAGCCGCTACACCTAAAGTATCGTAACTTCCCCAGTAAAGAATGATGCTGCCAGCCAGCACATCCGCTACGGTGAGATCGGTTTTTAAAATATCATAGTTACCGTTTGGTATAATATTTGACCGGATATTTGCAGCATACGTAGTTTTGAAAGATTTAATCCCTTGTTTAACTGTAATAACTGCATTCTCATTAACGAAGCGGTAACCGGTACGCCCTATCCGTTTAGCCAGGTTCTGCGTACCGGATTGTAAGGCCATCACGCCTAAAGTAGCCGGGATTTCTTTATAAGAAATAATACCCGCAATTACGTCATTTACCCGGCGGATGACCCAGCGGCCGCCGGATTGGAATATCCGGCATTGCATTGCCTGTAACATTCCCCGGAGTATATATCCGCAGGTCTGTAAAGGCCCCTGGTCCTCACCTGTCACTCCCTGTTGATAAGTGTAAAACCCTTCATTAAAAGGTGACCACTGTACACCACCTGTAAAAATATCATCATCAAAGGCTGTACATTGTAACTGATTTGTCCAGCGTACAGGTAACAGTATTCCTAAATTTGCAGATTGATATAATATATTCCGTATATAATTCATCGGGCAACGGCTTATAAAGCCTGTAGTACCCATCAGATCAGTATGAGTATAAGGAATATCATCCAGTAAAGAAAGTCCGCAGGCAAAGCTTATAGTACCTTGCTGCGGGGGTGATAAGAAGTTCCACTGTATATCTTCAGGTTTTAAAAATCCAGTCCAGTCCAGCAAACCGTTGCGAAAACGTTTAATTAAAAAATCCTTATCCCCGGCCTGCATCAGCTCATCCATATCCACCTGCCCCTCATTATAAAAATTAAGGGTTAAGGTAGACGCAAAAAACGTGCTGAAAGGGTCATCCGTGGTTTCAGCATCATAGTCCAGTTCAACAGCCTGTTCAGAAACCCCACGTACGACAATAGGGGCTGCGTTGTAAGAAGCAGTCTCTATATCACATTGCCATGCGGCATTATCCGGTGAACGGAACTGTATGATGTATTTAACGCCCATTTGCTGCCCGGTCTAAAACAAATTGAATATTCTTACCGCTTACTGTTGCTGTCAGTTGTCCAAATGAGTTTAGGTCAACTCCTGTCACAATACCCTGTTGTGTCATCCGGCCGATAATAGAAGTTGTGTAAGCTAAAGCATTTTGCCGCGCCAGTAATTCATTGGTTTCCTGTTGCTGCTCTAATTGCTGCTGTTGTAACTCTTCTTGCTTTTTAGCTTTAGAGGCGCTAAAAATACCTCCAATAGCCCCTACAACAGCACCTATAGCTGTTCCTATTATTGGCCCCCCTAAAGCGGTACCTACCAAAGCTCCCTCCCCGGCACCTGTTAACGCCCCGCCTAATGCACTTGTAGCGGTATTGGTAGGTTTTCCTAAACCTGACACTATACTACCTGCCAAACTTGCTGCGGCGGCTAAACCTGCGGCAGCGGTTGATAATTTATTAGATGAGGTTGTCGCTCCGGTTGTTTGTATCTGTTGTGACAAACGCGAGGCAGCAACTGCCTGATCTGCAAATGAACCACCCGCAGCATCAATATTTTCTCCGAATTTATCCGCTGTAGCTATTACGCCGGTATTAAAAGTACTTTGTTGAGTCACTACTCCTTCAGCGGTTGTATCAACAGCCCCTAAAGCACTTCCCCCCGATGCACCGCTTAAAAGGCCCGGTGAAACAATTCCCGCAAAGCTATTTGCTACACTTACAGCAGCCTGAGTAACTTTTGCGGCAAAATCATCTCCGGCTTGTTTAATTTGAGTACCTAAATCCCCGGAAGCGCTTTTAAGGGTTGCTGCTAATTGTTGCGCGGCCTGTTGATCAGGTGATATAGTAAGTTGTTTCGCGGTCGGAGTAAGTAATCTTTTACCAAGACTTTCAGTAAATTGTTTGGTAAAGCTATTTAAAATACTTTCGTTAAACGTAGACTGGAATTTAGTAACTAAAGAACTAAAGATAGCTTCAAACGATGTAGTACTTTGTTCTTCGAGTTTTTTCAGATTATTAATCTGATTAATAGTACTTTCATTTTGAGCAGCAGTAATTTTACCGTCCCCTGCTGCTACGCTGTTTGCGTAGTCAATCTGCTGCTGTTGTAACTGCTGACTGTACTTATCATCAATAGTTTGACGTTGCGCCCCTAAAGTAGTCAAGCTGGTATAGAAATTGGATACAAAACCCTGTACGGCCCCTTGTAGCGCATCTGCAAACGGTTTTGATATTACCTCAGATACCTGCGCCTTAATTGATAAATTAATAACATCAGTAACTTGTTTTTCTACCGCTGTTAACTGATCGAAAGTAGCTTGTGGTGCTTTAGCACCGGTTGCAATATCCCGTAACTTATTAAAATCAGCCTGTGCCTGTGTTATACGTCTTTGACCTTCAAGAATTATTTTATCAGTTCGTGCCTGTTCCCCGTTATCAAGTAATTGAAAAGCTTCATTAGCTATATCTACTATCTTGCCATAGGTTTCGGTTTCCTGTTCAATATATTTGGCGTCCGCGGCTTGTATAGCCTGCGGAAAAGCAGCATCTGCGGCCGCTTTAATTCTTAGTTCAGCCTGCGTATCTCCGAATTTTTTACTCTCGGCTATTATATTGTCATAAAGCCTTTTGATACGGGATAGTTCTTCATTATAACCTGCCTGCTGTTTTATACCAAACTGATCATTTATTTTTTGTATTGCATCATCTGTTTTTTGAGCTTCCTCTATCGATGCATCACTTAATTCTTTTTGCTGTGCCAAAGCAGAATTATTTTCCCCTGTATTTAAACCGCTTTTATCCGCATCAAATTCTTTTTGCTGTTTAGGAGTACGTGGTTTATCGGCAAGAGCCGCGAGCTTTTGTGCCTGTATTGATAAACTTTCATTAATCTTAATGTAGTTATCATTTATTTTTTGAACTTTTAATGCGTAGCCCACTAACCCGCTATCATTGGCGAGAGCTCCGATTTTATTAATGATCTCTGTTAAAGAATTACCAATAGCAATATATGGATCTGCACTTGATACACCGCCTCCTTTACCTAATAGAACATCAAGTTCAGCCTGATCTGCTTTAATTTTAGCTAATACTTCCTGATAATTTTGAGCTTTCGGTAATATTTTTTCAAGTTGTGAAATTTCATTTTGTAAAAACCCTATTCTATTATCAGGTTGTTGGTTAGCGGTAGTTTGTTTTTGATACTGTGCTGCTAACTTATTAAATTTATCCTGTTGTGCAGAAGCTCCGTTAACCGCGGCTGAGTATTTAAAAACTTGATCGTTCGCAGCTGCGTAGGCTTTTTCTAAACTCTCTAATATCGCAGCTGCCCCCTGCCCGCTACTACCTCCCGTACCTAAACTGACACTTGGCGTATTTGCAACTTGTTTTCTCGCGGCTTCTAATTGTTTATAAGCGGCTAAAGCTTTTTGAACAGAATCATCCAGAGCAACTTGATTTGCTATTTGTGATACCGCTGCATCCCCGCTTAATTTAAATGCCGCATTAGCTAAGGCTAAATTTTTTAAACCGTCAATTGCTTTACTGATAGCATCAGTAAAAGCCTGCGTGCCTATTTGAGATTGAGTTATACCGGCGAAATATTCAGGAAATTTTCCTTGTAAATTTTCAAAAGCTTCCGTTTCACCTTGTATAGAGTCTTTATTGTTATTTATAGCGTTAACGAAAGAATTTAGTTCGTTAACGCTGTTGGCTATTTCAGCAGCAGCCGCGGACTGAACTTTTTGAGATTCTGAAAGTGTGGATAGGTAATCATCTAAAGCCTGTTTTTGTTCGCGAAGGGCTTTTATATGTTCAGTAGCTGATTTAGTAGCATTTTTTTGTGAATTTTCATACGCTATTAACCCTGCACCTGCTGCTGCTATACCGAGTACAATTAAACTGGTAGGCGTTAATAAAGAAGCAAATGCCGCACCTAAAGCACCGGTGCTTAAAGCGGAGCCTGCGGCAACCTCACCCTCAACAGCTATAGCTGTGGTAGCTGTTTTTGTAGCCCCTCCTGCAAATTGCGCGTTCTGGGCAAAAAATAAAAAGTCAACGGCAAGTAGTCCGATTGACCGGGCAAATGTACCTACAGATGTTGAATCAAATGTTCTTACCAGGTCACGGGAAATCTGCCGGGCGCCGAATAGATTATTTGATAGTGCTACCAACTGCCCGTTCACGTTTGATACAGATATACCTTTTATTGAATTACCTAAACTATCAGCCCCTATTTTACCTACATTCAACGCTTGTTGTAATGACAATTCAATTTGTTGTGCTT